ATGTACCGCAGGATGTTTTGGAACAAGCGCAGGCAGAGTTTGACAAGGCGAGGGCAGCTGGACAAGAGTGGAACAGGCGGAATGGAATCAAACTGAAAGGGAGGAAATGTGATGGGAAATGTTAATTGCCTGCGTTGCCGCTTTAGGCATGAGGATAACGGGAACTGTACTGCGGTCGGCGGGTTCTGCACGGCGGTCCCGGCGGCGCACTGCCCGCTACTGCGTCAGTATTTAGACACGGGCATGACACCGGAAGCGTTTCAATCTTATGTAGTCTTTCTTCAGGATTTGATCGGAGACCAAAAAGCAAGTGAGGCACTGGACAGGTTCCGCCAGCTGGTCAAAGCCGACAGAGACGGACGCGTGGTGGTGCGTCCGTGCAAGGTAGGGGACACGTTATTCAGAGTGTTCGCCGGAGAAATCTTAGAGCACAAAGTCAGAAACATGAGATACCTCGCAATACAGGGACGGTGGGACATTGATACAACCCCGTTCTGCTCATACGTAGAAAGTTCCATAGGGAAAACAATTTTCTTAACACACGAGCAGGCGGAGCGTGCATTGGAGGCGATGAAGGATGGCAATTAGTAAAAAGATGCGCGAGACCGTATGGCAAAAATACGGTGGGAGGTGCGCTTACTGCGGAAGAAAAATTAAGCTCTGCGATATGCAGGTAGACCATTTTATCCCGAAAAACGGGTATTTCGCACAGGGGACAGATGACCTGTCCAATCTCATGCCCTCTTGCCGGATGTGCAACCACTACAAGCGAGCCAATCCGTTAGAGTTGTTTCGGACGTACATCGCAGAAATTCCTCGCAAACTGCGCGGCAACTACATTTACAAGGTTGGTGTAGCCTACGGCAACATCATCGAAAACGAAAAGCCCATCGTGTTTTTCTTTGAGACGGAGGAGGCGAAGCGGGATGGCTGAATATAAAATCTGCTTTAGCGTAGCTGGGGCGTTTGGCGCTCAAATCAGCTTTGAGGCAAAACCCGGCGTATCCTATGAGGACGTTGCGGCGGCTCTTGACAAAGACAAACTGGCGAAGCTGATATGCCTCGACACCTTGGGCTACTCCGCAAAGGATATTGAGATTATCACGCCGGAACAGTACGAGGCGGAATTTGGAGGGGATGAGGATGGCTGAATACATGAGCCGGGAGGCGGCGTTTAATGCTATAACCGATCTTGCAGGGAAAGCCCCGACGCGCTCGGCTTATGAAGCTGTATGGAAATCAGCGAGAGCGTTGAAGAAAATTCCTGCCGCCGACGTGGCCCCAATCGAAGCGCTGGAGCACCTGCGGGACGAGCTGTGCGCGCAGGACCTAATCACCATGGAGGGGCTGAGAAAGTTGAACACGCTGATTTGGAAATACACAACGGTGCATGACGGAGGTGCTGACCATGAGGCTGATTGATGTTGATGATTTGGGCGTGGGCCGGTGCAGCAGAGATGTTGTCCCTGCGGCGTATTGTGCTGGTTGGAACGGCTTACTTGGCTTGATCGAAAAAGCCCCCACCGTGGATGCCGTGCCGGTGGTGCATGGGCAGTGGATGAAACGCAGAAACGGCGGGACATTGTGCAGTAGATGCGGACACTATACCCAGCATAAGGGGAATGTATTAGACATGAGCGAGGCTATTGCTTGCCCATGGTGCGGAGCCAAGATGGACGGAGGGACTGAATGAAACGGAAAGACTGGCTGATTATAGCCTTTTGGACGCTGGTCATAGCCGCTGGCATTGCGTTTATCGTGTTTTATTTCAAAAGCATTCTGACCGCCGACATTCCACTGTGGCTGAAACTGCACTTGTTAAGGGGGAAGTAAGATGGCCAAACAATCGGGGTACTTGCAACGGTGGGAGAACGAGACCAACCGGCTGCTTCAGGCAACGATGGTTATAACCTCGCAATATGACATTGATACACTGCAAATCGCGATCCACCAGTCGGAGGGCTGGGGCTATGATCGCATTATGAGGCTCACCGAAGCATGGGCAGAGGTGAGAAAAGAATACAGGCCGGCGCTGGACTACAAGAACCCGGCGGCGGACGTGTGTCAGGAGCACATGGACCGGGTGCTGAAAGAGATCATCCGGGATAAGGCGGAGCTGATTCCGCACGCTGAGCGGTACAAAGATTTGAAAAAAGTGACGTATGGGGGACGGAAATGAAGATCGGACAGACGGTAGAGGCGAAGTTCAAGACGCTGCCGGTGGAGCGGGCGAAAAGTGAGCGGTCAAGCGTGGAGCTGTGCCCGATTCGGCGGGGGCGGGTCGCATGGATTCACCCTCGCGGACGGTTTATCGCCGTGACCACCCACACCAAGGGCGGGGACGTGACGGAAAACTTCTTGCCCGGAGAGGTCCGGGCAGTCTGAGAAAGGAGGAAGCTGATATGGCGGAAACGATTTTGAATTTTGTACTCCTGCTTATAGTGGTGGGCTTTGCGGTCTATGAGTCATCCAGCGGGAATATTGCCATGACCGTATACGCCTGTGCGCTGCTGGTTCTGTATTCTTTGCTGTGGAAACTGGACCTCATTGAAAAGCGCGCCCAACGGATCTGCGAGCTGCTGGAAAGGGAGGGGGACGATGGAGAGGAATGAGGACCACAAGCAGGGCAGGGAACTGCCGGTCTACGCGGTACGGCTGCGGGAATTGCGGTGGGCCAGAGGCATGAGCAGCCGCCGGGTATCCGAATACTGCGGCATGAGCCACGGTATGGTAGGCTTTTACGAAAGCGGCATGAAGGAACCGAAGGCCACGGCCCTGATCACGCTGGCGGATTTTTACGGCGTGAGCGTGGATTACATCCTCGGCTTGGAGCCGGAATAAAAAATTTTTCAAGTGGCTACTAAAGTTTACCAAATTGGGAAAACCTTGTGAAATAATAGAGAGTGAGAAGAATTAAGTTTCTTTTCACTCTCTGTTTTTTAGGGGAAGGAGGCCGCGAATGGAACTGGAACCGATGGATACAGCGGAACTGACTGCACAGCAGGAACGCTATGACGCCATTGCCCGTGCCACGAGCGACAGCCTTTCCCTTTTTTACTGCTGCATTGAATTTGACCGGCCCTTTGATATGCTGGCGGTGCCAAAGGAACCGGACGTGGGCGAGAAGTGGATCGCCTATCTGGACAACCTGCGGCTGAAGAAACTGGACACGCGGCGGGGAGAACCCCTTGGCTTTCTGGATGGTCTGACGGACATTACCAAGATTTTTGGCGAGGGACTGTCCGCCGGGGAATTTACCAAAGCGGTGGGCAATGAGAAGTCCGCCCGGAACCGGAAGGTGGGGACTGCACAGCAGAGGAAGAACTGGGGCGAGAACTCCGCAAAGAACCCCTACACCTCTGAGGACTATGACGAACTGGATCGCATTTACGAGGCACTGTCCAGCGACCTGATGGCGGCGGGCGGCGTAAGCGTGAAGCAGGAGTTTATTCTGCGGGACTGCGCGAAGATGACGCTGGACCGGGACAAGATGCGGGCCATCGGCCAATATGACAAGGCGGCTAAGCTGAACAAGATGGTTCAGGATAACCTGTCCAGCGAGGGACTGCGGAAAAAGGATGCGAAGCCCATTGACGATCTGCGGATCGACAGTCTGGTGGAAGCACTGGAAAAGAAAGGACTTTTGAAAAACGGGAAGCAATGCGACCCGGACGAAATGTTCCGCATTTTGTTTGGGCGATCCTGCAAATACCCCTACACCATGGACGCGGCGGAACAGATGCTTATGATCAACGAAAACCGGATGCGGCAGAACGAGGGGCGGCCTGAGCTGACCACCCTGCCGCCGGAGATGCGGCTGCGGGACGAGTTGGGGGAGTTTGCGGAGGAACCCAATGAGCAGGAGAAGGAGGCATATCAGCGGCTCGGACTGGTGAAGATGCCTCCGGCGAAGAAAAATCGGTAAGGAGGAGCCATGGCACGGCGGGCCGGAAAGGCATGGACAAGTTCGCAGGGCTGGGTCAGCGTGAAGCCCACGGCAGAGCGGGACTACACGGACTATGAGGATGCCTGGTGGGCCTTTCTGATCTGGGTGTTCCGGTGGTATCCGGACAAGCTGCTGGACCTTGTGCGGAGCGATGAAGCGGACTTCGCCAACGAGGAGATCCTGCAGCGGGTGATGGTGCGGGCCTACGCCCGGAAACGGGAGGTGGCGATCACCGGAACCCGAAGCCTGACAAAGACCAGCACAAAGATGAAATACGCCATGGTGAACGGGCTGGTATGGCCGGGGACCCAGAGCGCGTATTATGGTCCAAGCTACAAACAGCTTGCCGCCATCGGCGGGAAAACCTACCACCAGATTGAGCACGATTACCCCATCCTTGCCAAGCACTGGCGGGTCAGCGCGGAGAGCAAGGACGATTTCAAGATCGAGACGGACGGCGGAAGCGCCTTTTACATCTCCGCCATGCGCGGCGACAACCTGCATGACGTGACGGCGGAGGAATACGCACAGGAAGAAAACCCACCCTTCGACTACAACGAGTATTCCACCGTGGTGCTGCCGGCTGTGCGTCTCTGGCACAACATCAGCGGTGAGCGGGACAAAAACTTTGTAGGCTACAAGAAACACGCCATCACCAGCGCAGGGCGCAAGCAGAACCACGCGTTTCAGACCCGGTGCAAGGTGATGAAAAAAATGACCCAAGGGGAAAGCGCCTTTGCCATTGACATTTCATGGGAGAGTATCGTGCTCATGCAGATGCGGCCCTATGAGTGGGCGCAGGGACTCCGGGAGGAGCTGACGGCGGAAAAGTGGATGCGGGAGATGGAGAGCCGGTACACCGGCGCGGACGAGTTCCCCGTGCTTTCCGACGAGGTGCTGACGGATTCCCAGCGGGTGCTGGTGATGGAGACGGAGCACTGCTGCAAGGACCCGCACCCCAAGCTGGACCCGGAGGAAGTTATTTACATCGTGGGCTATGACGTTTCCTACGAGGATTCGGCAAAGAACGCCAAGTGTGCCTGCGTGGTGCTGAAGCTGACCCGTCAGCGGGAATACCTGAAACGGGACCGCTTTTTGAAGCAGCTGGTCTACATCGACGATTGGCCCCCACCGGACAAGAGCAAGGCGCAGGCACGGCGGCTGAAGGCAATATGGAATCGGTTCTGCTATGACGGAAGCCAGACCTACATCTCCATTGACTCGTGGCAGTACGGGCGCGGGGTGCTGGAAGATTTGATGACCGACTTGGGAGACGGCCTTCCACCCCTGTGTGTGAAGAACCACGCGGCCTACGCGGCGGCGGAGCTGCCGGGGGCCATTCCGGTGATCTACCCCATCAAGGCAGGCGGCACCGGCGTGACGGACCCGGACTTTGAAATGCTGAAATACGCGCAGACGGAGTTTGAACACCACAACGTTGAACTGCTGACGCTGAACGCCAATGAGGGCGTGGAGGCGTATAAGCGCGCCCACCGCATCCGGGACGATGACCGGGACTACCAGTTCGCACAGCCCTACCAGAAGTGCCGGGAGCTGTCCGGCCAGATACAGAACCTGAAGCTGGTGCCCAGCGGGGCGGGGATGAGCGAGAAGCGCATTTCCAAGGCCATTCAGCGCGATAGCTGGTCCGCCACGAAATATGCCCTGCGGCTGGCTCAGCTGATCGAGCGGGAGGAACTGCTGACGGAGATCCACGGGAAAAACAAGAGCGACTGGGCGTCGGCGCTGGATCGGTTCAAGGAAAACAAAGTGGCACCGCCTATCAGCACCGGAAGCAGCGGACGGCTGGTGACGGCGCGGCGGGGAGGCCGGAGGTTTTGACAATGGCTCAACGGAAGAAACGATACCGGCTGTACGCCATGGGGCGGACCCGGAAAACGGAAGAGATCGCGTATGACACCCGGTTTTACCGGATCTGCGCAGGGTACATTCTGCTGTATCTCACCGGGCGGAAAAAGCCGGAGGGCGCAGTGGAGGTGGCCGGGGCAGACCTGGACCGTCTGACAGACGGGGACCGCCTGTGGCTGGCGGACTGCAACACCATGATTCTGGCAGAAGCGGCGGCCCAAGCAGGCGCAACGCCGGAAGAGGCGGAGAAGCAATGGGCCAGCACTCTGGACCGGCTGGAATTGGAATTGCAGAAGGAGCGGGAACGCATGAAGGGAGGTGGGGAGCATGGACCTGCAAACTGAATTGAGGTCGGTGCAATTCGCCTCGTACCCGAAGATATTCGGAAGGCTGCGGGAACTGGCGGCACAGTACGGCGATCTGCCCATGGACGCCGTAAGCAGCGCGTTTATGCGGGCGGCCAGCAACACCTACACCCGGAATAACCCCTACATTCAGAACCGCCGGGTAAAGGCCATTTCCTCCTTGCCGGTGAATTACAGCAAGGACAAGGTGGCGGAGATGCTCACCGCACCGGACGGCAACGAACAGGGCCTGCGGCAGGTGGCTCACGCGCTGGAATGGACGGCGTATCCCCTGTTTCACACCCGGAAGGTGTACACGGAAATGCTGACTTACCACAGCTACATTGCCCCGGAGTACGCCACAGAGGAAGAAGCAAAGCGGGAGGACTTTCTGCGGGAATGGCAGCTTTTGGACAAGCTGCGGAAAACGCTGGACCCCAAGGCCACGGCCCATGAGATCGCGGGGCAGGTCTTGCAGGAGGGAAAGGTTTTCTACTATCCACGGATCAGCGTGGACAAGCCCCACAACAAGGTAAACCACGCCTTTTTACAGCAGCTCCCCAGCGACTGGGTAAAGATCGTTGGGTTCAACAACGTGTCGAAATACACGGTGGCGATGAACCTGATGTACTTTATGCAGCCGGGGACGGATCCGCTGCAGTTCGGAGACCTGCTGCTGCCCTATCTGGATGACTTCTACGCATCGGCGGAGCGGGCACCGGAGGGCACGGGGAAACGGGTGATCTTCGCGGCGCGGGACCGGGTGGACCTGAACGTGCTGGAACAGCGGAGGAAGCAGACCGGCGGCCGCTTGGCGGGAGACCCGGAGGTATACTCCCAGAACGGGCGGTGGTTTTATTGGGTGACACTGCCGGTGGACAAGATTTTCACCTTTGAGGCAGACGATGTATCCCGGAACGCCATTTCCCCGCTGGCGGGGCTGTATCTCTCTCTGGTGCAGATGGCGCAGTACGAGCAGATCCAGTTGGAACTGGTGCAGAACCCCCTGATCGCCCTGTTTACCGGCGAGATCCCCTACAAGGATAAGTCCGAAATTACAAGCACAGAGGACGATTACCGGCTTTCCGACGCGGGACGGCGGCTGTTTGAGTACCTGTGGTATCAGATGCTGACAGAGAGCAACACCAGCGGGATCGGCTGGTTCACGGCCCCTGTGGAAAACATCAAAATGCACCAGCTGGCAGAAGCGCCCAGCGCCACCAAGATTTCCGCAGCCGGGTACAGCTACGCCATGAACAAGGCGGGGCTGTCCGCCATCGTACCCACCACGGAGGACCCCAAGGCAGGCATTGCTCAAATCTCCCTGCAAATCGAAGGAAAATTCGCGGAGTGCGTATACCGGGGCTACGAACGGATGATGGCGGCCATTATGGACAAGCTGAATCTGAAATATTCGTGGCGGTTCAGTTTGTTCGGGACCCTCTCCACCGAGGAAAAGCGGATGGAGGAGGCCAAGCAGGGCATGACCCTCGGCATCCTGCCCCAGACCATTATCTACATGGCTATGAACGATCTTTCCCTGCTGGACGATCTGAGCATTTCCAACGCCATCAAGGCAAGCGGCATCATGGATAAGCGTCTGCCGCTGGTGACAAGCTACAATGCCAAGCAGTCCGAAAGCGGACTGCCGCCCCAGGCGGCCCACGATCTGAACCCCGGCGGGAGACCCAAGGGGGACGGCACCGTGACCAGCGAGGGACAGGAAGCGGACATCGACACCTACGGCGGATAGCCGAAGAAAAAGTGAACAGAGCACCCCGCTCTAAGCGGTGAGCGGGAGGAGCAAAGCGTTGCTGACGCCGGATATTCCGGCGTGGGCAGTGCTTTTTTTCAACACGAGAGGAGGAAACCACATGGCAAAGCTGCGGGACATTTACCACTACGAAAATCCCCGCTTTTCCCCGCTGCGGGACGCGGCGAGGCGGGCCACAGCGGCATACCAGAACGCCGCACGGGGCCTGGACACGCTGAAGGAGTGGGTTCTGGTGGAGTTTGGACTGGTACACACGGCGGACGCCATTCACCGTCTGGCCCACGAACAGCCCAAGCGGTTTGACGTGATCGGAGACATTCTTCACCAGCGGCACCTGATGCAGGAATACCCGGAGACCCCGGAATACCGGGAGCGGCCGGAGGACATGGACGGCGTTTTCGGAGAGGTGATCCGGCTGTTGGAGGACATTGAGGATGCCTTGCGGGACTGCGTGGGCGCCAGCGAAGAAGTGGGGCTGTATCCGCTGGCAAGGGAATTTGAAAACCTTCAGATGGAGAACAGCAAAAGCTACGAGACCATGCTCTACGCATGGCAGATGTATGACAAGACCGACGGCAGCGCCACCAGCTATGACAACTGGGTGGAAAAGCTGTTTGACGGAGAGGAGGCGTGACCATGCCGTTTCGGACGAGAGGAACCCCGCCGGAGCACGTAAAAATGTCCGGCGAGCTGCGGGTCATGCAACGGCTCAGTGAATACGAGTTCGGCGTGGAACTGTGGGTCATGCGCTCCGGGCTGAATGAGAATCATTGGGATTTCCGCAATATGCGGGAGCACTACCTGACGTTTGTGGGTCAGCCCATTCTGTGTGCCTATGTGGGCCGCAAGGTGGGGGACGGACACAACATGAGAGAAGTGCGGGACCCCTACACCGGCGAGAAGGGCTACACGTTCATGGACGGAACGGCGGAGCGCATCGTAGGGACCCTATCCGACGATCCCAAGGACTTTTCTATTGTGGAAGAGGACGGGAACGAGTGGATCAGGGCAAAGGGCCGGTTATTCCAGTTTTACGCACCGGAATTGGTGGAAAAAATCGTGCGGACAGGGCGCATGGATGTTTCCGCTGAGACCGATACGAAAAAATCCCACATGGATGGCGAGAACGAGATCATTACGGATTGGGCAGGTCTCGGCGTAACCGTGCTGGGAGACGATGTGCCGCCGGCAATTCCGGGGGCGCGGATCAAGGCGCTGAGTGCCATGCAGGAAGAGTTTAAGACATTAAAACTGCGGGCGGCGTCTCTGGACCCCGGAAAGGGAAGCAACGAAACGAACAAGAGAAAAGGAGTGAACATCATGAGCAAGAAGGCAATGGAGGCCATGTCTGAAAAGTTCAAGGGCTACCGCGTGGTCGCTCTGAGCGAGGACGGGATGCACGTTGGCCTCGTGGACTCTGCCGGCAGCGCTTATACCTACGCCTTTAACGCGGAGGATAACGGCGCCGTGGTGGAGAGCCGCATCAAGCCCGCTTACCTCACGGCAGCCTTCCCCTTTGGCGAGGGCGTGAACGCCATGGCAGAGGTGAGCGACATCGTGGACTATGCCTGCGCCGCAAAGGGGCAGCAGGCGGAGGACGTGAAGGCACTGCAGGCACGTCTGGAAGCAGCGGAGGAGAAAATCCGCACCATGGAAGCCGCTGAGCATGAGCGCCGGGTCGAGGCCGTGAAGGAAGCCGTGAACGGCGCCTTGGAGGACATCCGGGCTTGCGCCGTGGAAGGTGACGCCGACATGACCGAGACCGCCAAGGGCCTGTGCGACCGGGCAGAGGAGTTCGCCGCCATGGAGACTGACGGGAAGTTCTGCGGCGCTGACCGCGCCGTGCTGGACCTGATGGCCGCACACGGTAAGGCACAGACCGAAAAGCGCAAGAAGGAAATGACCGCCAAGCAGCATTCCTTCGCATGGAACAACCCCAAGACCAACGGCGGTGAGGGCGGCGGCATCATGGAGATGCTGGGCCGCATGAACGGCTGAGATACGAGAGGAGAGTGAATCACAATGGCATACATTGAAAAGACCGCATTTTGGCCCAGAGTGACAAACCGGGTGTTCGACGAGACGCTGAACATCACCGGCAAGTTCCAGAACGGCGATAAGGCAGACGAGACCTGCTCCGCAGGTTTCCTGTGCGTGAAGGACGAGCTGATGGACTGCGAGGGCTATGTGGGCGTTGGCCCCACCGGATCCACCGTGACCATCAAGAACAGCAACAGCTGGAACATGAAGGTCACCGGAGCCGCCGTGAAGAGCGAGGGCGACGGCATTTACGCCTGCAACCCCTATGACGTGAACATGGTTCAGGACCCCGCCACCGGCAACCTCTACAAGGTTGGCGCCAACACCCTGGGCCTGCCCGCTCCCAAGGGCTATCCCGTCACCTTCACCAAGATCGTGTTCGACGGGAACAAGATTTACCGCTTCGGCATCGGCAACCTGTCCACCACTTTGGGGGCCAACAAGTTTTTGACCATTGCCAACGGCCTGCTGGTGCCCGCCACCGCCGCTCCCACCGACGTGGGGACTCCGTACTTCAAGGTTCTGCCCACCGGCGGCACCTTTACCGAGGGCGCACAGAGCGCATTTGAGTTCGTGGACGTGCTGGCCTGCAAGGTTGACGCGGCAGCGGGCTGAGAAACGAGAGGAGAGTGACAACAATGGCAATCAGACTAAACAGCATTGATCCTAATGTGTATGACAGCGCCGCCAAGGAGTTCAGCAACGCGGAACGTGAGCGGGCCGACATCGTGACCTGCGGCCGTCTGCTGATGCGTGAGCGTCTGGGCCGGGATGAGCGCGCCCTGCGGATCATGACCAAGCAGCCCGACGATTTCACCGCCATGCTGGCGGACGGCGAGGGGCAGCATAGCTACAGCATGACCAACCGCAACCTTCAGAAGAACCTGCTGCTTTTCTGCGCCAAGCGGGTGTGCGCCCTGAGCGGGGAGATTCCCCCCGCTGATCTGGACGAGTTCCGCCGCAACCAGCGCAAGTTCATGAGCGACAGCCTGTACCTCAAGACTCTGGCCGGTATCGTCACCGAGATCGTGACCCCCATGCTGCCCACCGTCATGAGTTCCGGGCTGGGCTGGCTGGCTGAGATGACCACCGTGCCCATCGGCCAGACCAAGGAACTGGACATCATGAGCAACGACATCTTCCTCTTTGAGGATGACAGCTGGGGCGCCTCCCGCTCCAAGCCCGCCAACACCCTCTACAACAAGAGCGTGACCCTGAACCCCCGTCTGCGCACCGCACGGGTGAGCATGAAGTGGTATCAGCTGGTGGGCAACGATGCCGACATGGGGCGGTTCTTCAACGCTCTGGCCGCCGGTATGTACTCCAAGATCACAGCGCTGTGGATCAGCACCCTGACCAAGATGACCGCCAACACCGCCTATGTGCCCAACAACATGAACTTTACCAACACCTCCGCAAACTGGGTCACTGCCGGTGAGCGGGTGAGCGTGGTGAACGGGACCCGTTACCGGAACATCATTGGCGTGGCTCGTCCCTCCGCCCTGACCAAGGCGCTGCCCAGCGGTGTGGTGAACGCCTCCACCGTGAACCTGGATGCGGCCCTGTCCACCATGCTGGGGCTGGACTGGACGCGCTATGGGTTCCTTGGCGAGTACATGGGCATGAACCTGATGCCCATCGACACGGCCATTGTGCCGGGGACCCAGAATACCAGTGCGATCGATATTGTTCCCGCCGATAAGATCTGGCTGGTGCCCGCGGGCGGCTACAAGCCCGTCTACATCGGCATGGAGGAGGGCACGCCCATTCAGTTGGAGCTGACCCCCGACCAGACCGCAGACATGAGCATCGACGTAGTGGTTTCTATGTCCATCGACTGTGTGCCGGTGCTGGCGTCCCGCATGGCCGTCATCAACGCGTAAGACCCAAAGCGGGAGGGAGGAACCCCTCTCTCCCGCGGATATGGCGCGAAGCCTGCATGAGGGCGGAGCGCGAGAAACGAGCAAACATCTTGCATCTGAAAGGAGCGGAAAAGATGGCAAAAGAGAAACGGACGGCCGCAGATGTGGCGGCGGGAATCGAAGCGCAGGAGCTGGAAGCAGCCGACCAGCCCTTGCGGGAACAGACAAAGGCTGCGCCCGTGGCTGAACCGGAAGTGCCTGCGGCGGAGAAGGAACCCAAAAAGCTCTATACAGCCGAAGAGGTAGCGGAGATCGCCAAACAGGCGGCGGCGGAAGCCGTTGCAAAGGCCATGGCGGAGGTTAAGCCCCAAGTGGTTCAGGTGATGGCGGACACGGAAAAAGTGACGCTCCGCTGGTGCGCCCCGGTGGCGGACGATAATCTGGCTGTATTCGGCCCCAACGGGATGTACGGCACCGTGACCGGGAAGAACGGCACTGTGATGGTGCCCAAGAGCGAGTGGAGCCGGTTCTATGATGAGACGGCAAGACGGCTCATTGAGCGGCGCTGGCTGGTGGTGCTCTCCGGCATGACGGATGACGAACGGGCGGTGTACCACTGCGCATACCGCAAGGGCGAGGTGCTGGACGAAAAGGCGTTCCGCTGCGCCGTGACCATGGGAGACAAGCTGCTGGACATCTTCGACGATCTCTGCACGGAGCATCAGGAGATGGTGGCCAAGGCTTACTATGACGCATGGGAGCGGGGCGAGGTAAGCGCCGACAGCCGGGACCTGCTGAAGCAGCTGAACGCGAAGAACAAGGCCCGGTATGCGGAGGAACCCAAGGAGGACCCCCGGCGGAAGGGGATGTTCCGCCCGGTGCTGGACGCGCTGAACAGCGCGGAGGCAGCGGAAGAGGACTAAGGTCAAAAGGAGGAATTGAACATGGATATTTCCGGATTTGGCATTGCCAGCGTAGCGGTCATTACGGTGATCTGCTACCTGATCGGCATGGCGGTGAAGGCCACCGCCATTGAGAACAAATGGATTCCCATTGTTGTGGGCGTGTCCGGCGGGGTGCTGGGCGTGGTGGGGATGCTGATCATGGCAGACTTCCCCGCAACGGACTATCTCACCGCCGTGGCAGTGGGCATTGTGAGCGGTCTGGCCAGCACCGGGGTCAATCAGATCGCAAAGCAGATGAGTAATTAAAATTGCGCTCCCCGCAGGGGGACATTCCCATGTCGGGGCAAGGGGAAGGAATCTTTGGCGCAAAGATGCCTCCCCCTTAGACCCCCACCAGAAACATGGGGGACGCCACCGTCCCCCATACCCCCTCTGGCACAAAGGCCGGGGGCTGCGGCCCCCGCCTTTGGAAACCAACCCCCATAGGGAACGAGAGACGGGGGATGCGGACAAGGGGGACATAGATAGGATCGACAACCATTTTTTTGATTTGAAAGGAGAACAAATCATGGAAAAGAAATTTGCTGAAATCATCAACGAGGGCAAGAAGAACGGCAAGAAGCTCAGCGAGATTAACGCCGAGCTGAAGGCGGCGGGCGCCACCTTCCATCTGGACTACACCATGACTCCCGACGGCCCCCAGACCGGCTGGTCTGAGCAGGAAATGAAGGAGGGCTTTATTCCCGCGGAGACCGAGCCGGAGGACGTGAAGCACCTCCACGATTACATGCGGTACAACCCTGCCAAGGCCAACACCGAGGAGGAAGTCTGGGTGCCGGAGGGCCACTACCGCATTACCTTTGATGAGAGCGGCCATCCCACCAAGGCCGTGAGAGTCAATGGTTGATACCTTCGACTGCGCGAGAGCGCAGATCTACCACAACACGGCAAAGCTGACCCCGGCGCAGATCAAGGCGAAAACCGGCTGCACCCACATCATTAACGGCTATTTGTTCAACGGGAAGTTTCAGCCGGTGGGCTGGACGGTGATTGACGGAAAGATTATCAGCCGAGACGCGTATCAGGATTGGGGCATTTCCATCGGCAGCGACGGACTTCCGAAGATGCTGACGGACCGGGGAGGATCGTTCCTCTCCGGCGTCCCTCTCCTGAAAGCGGGTGCCAAACTGCGGCGAAACCTCACGCCGGATGTGGCCCGGTCTGCGGCCCGGACGGCGGTAGGCTGGCTGGCCAACGGCAAGGTCTGCCTTTGGTGCGACAAGGCCAGTCTGACCCGTGAACAGCTCCAAAACAAGCTGCTGGGGCTGGGCGTGGTGGATGCCCTCATGCTGGACGGCGGCGGCTCCACGCAGGGAATCTTCCCCGGCGGCAAAGTGATCAGCTCCCGGAAGGTGCCCACGCTGCTGTTGTTTTGGGAGCGGAAGGCGGCTACCACAAACCCTACCCCGGCCCCAGTCAATCCGGAGGAACCGGCGCTGGCATGGGGCAAGGCCAAGGGGCTGTTGACGGACAGCAATGCGGGGGAGACGGTGACACGGGCAGAGATGGTTCGTGCATTATACAAAATGAGGTGATGAGCATGGTTGGAATCAACGGATACTCCAAGGCCAAGGACGGAAACAAGCGTCTTTCCGCCCACTTCAAGGTCAAGGAGTTTGCCTGCAGGGACGGCAGCGACGCCGTTCTGGTGGCGCCCCGCCTTGTGATGGTGCTGGAATCCATCCGCACACATTTCGGTTCCGCTGTGCGGATCAACAGCGGATACCGGACACCCCAGTACAACGCCAAGGCGGGCGGCGTGACGGACAGCCAGCACTGTTACGGCACCGCAGCCGACATTTCCGTGGAAGGACAGAAGCCGGAACAGGTGGCGGCCTATGCCAGACAGCTGATGCCTGACTGGGGCGGCGTGGGCATTTACAGTAAGCAGGGCTTTACCCACATCGACGTGCGGGAGACCAAGGCCGACTGGACCGGCTGAGAGAAAACAGGCAAAAAGCCCCATGCCACTGGGAATGCGGCGGCATGGGGCAATATTAAAACAGAACATGACCGTTCCGAAGAAAAACAGACAGGACGGAGAACATATAAAAACAGTCCAAAAAGGAGGGCGGCTATGGGAACGAGTTGGAGCGAGATCATTTCGGACCATGCCATGGTTTTTATTGATGACGTGAGACTGACGGATCAGGCGGCGGAAAGCCCTGTGCGGTTCCTTCGGCGGATGAGCCTGTACATGAAAAACGCGATCCCGGTATTCAACCGTCCCCCTGAGATGGTGGATTACCTGAAGGAGGGACTGACGGAACCCGCCTACGGGGACAGCGCATGGGTCTCCACCTTGGAAAGCATTGCGAAAGAAACGAAGGTAGAGACTGGGATGACCGGCTACGAATTATTCTCCTGCGCACAGCGGGCGGAGCAGCCGGACGGGTCCGTACTCTTAGTACCGTATGGAGAGGCGGTGTATGACCCGGAGACCGGGACCGTGACCTTTCCTCCCCAGATGGACGCGGGATTGCAGTACGAAATGGACTTTTACACCGACGGGGCCTTTGCCCATGACCTGACAGCGGAGCAGAAGCGGCTGTTGGGATTGTGCGTAGCCTCCGTATGGGACGAGCGGTTTTTCCGCAACTGGCTCAGCGACGCGCCCAAGGATCATGACCGGAGCTTTAACCCACCTAACGAGCCGCAGTACATGGAAAAGGGCAGCAAGAAAAAACTGCAAAACCGGGGGCTGTTGAATCAGGAATTGCGGAAGTATGAGCAGGACTGCCTGTACGCAACGGCGTTCCACCGGTCGGCACGGCAGATGGAGCTGATCTGAAAGGAGGGAGCCACATGGCGGACGCTAAGCACGGCATGAAAAACATCGGCCTTTTGAGCGGCGGGAACGGCAGGGCAACCAACGCTCCGGTTCAATACCGGGACCGGAATCGGCAGTATTTTGCGGATGCCACGGCCCGGTTTGTGGAGGAAATGGCTCCTTACGCCACGGACTTTGTGACGGCCCGGATGCAGGGCTTGGTTCCCGGAGACTTCTACCGGTGGAGCACAAAGCGCATTCGACTCTCCGACACCACCAAGCAGGGCGTCAGCCTTACCCGGAAAACCGATGATCAGAAGGCATTTTTGGTGGCGGACGCCGGAGTGGATTACATCCCGGAGGGGGCCAAGGTGGAGACCATGGGGTCCTACTGGCTGGTGACGAACCCCTCCAACCTGTCCAGCGCGTCGGGGAGCGGCATTATGCGGAGGTGCAACGCCGTGTGGCGGTTTCTGGACTGGTACGGGAACATCCGAGAAGAACCGATCCTTGTGGAAAAATCCTTGGCGCAGGCCACAGCCAACGATTTTCAGGAAATGACCCTCATCATGCAGGGATATTTCAACATCATCTGCCAGCGGAACGCCAACACGGAGCAGTTAGACCAGAACAGCCGCCTGATCTTAGGGCGGCGGGCCTACCAGATCACGGGCTACTCCGACGTGACGCAGGAGTTCACCGGGGACGATGAAAGCACACACCTGCTGTATTTCAACGCCAGAATGCAGGAGCCGAACCACGAGATCGACGATCTGGAAGCGAAGGTGGCAGGGGGGAAGAACTTCTCCTGGGCGGTATTCGTCACCGGGGCACCCCGCATGACGGCGGGGGATGCCTTCCAATTCACCGCTGTTTCCCGGCGGAACGGGGCCGAGGTGGAGAACACGGAGGAACACCCCATCGGCTATGTATGGTGTTCCAGCGACACCAACGTGGCCACGGTGGACAGCAAAGGCGTGGTAACAGCGGTAGGCGAGGGCACCTGCCAAATCACGGCGGTGCTGGACCAGAACCGGACTTACGGCGGGACCTTCGCCGTGACGGTGGAGGCATCGGCAGCAAAAACACCGGCGGTACGGTTTTTGAATGAGGTTCCAAAGTACATGGCCCCCTACGATGTAGAGACCTTGGAGGCGGCGCTGTTTATCGGCGGCGTTCGACAGGACACGGCGGTGGAGTGGACCTATGAGGGAGCCGCAGAGGGTTCTTACAGCGTGAGTGTCAATGGAAACCGGTTGACAGTCAGGTGCTGGGGGAACAGCCCGAAACCGCTGACGGTAACGGTCAAGTGCGAGGGTGAAAGCGTCAGCGCGGAGATTGAATTGGAGGGCTTGTGAGATGGCAGAGAAGTGTCCATACGCTTACAAGCGGCCCGGAACGGTGAGCTTGCTGTGCGAGATGCAGCCGGGGCAGAAATTCCCCATCTGCGGGCACCAGCATTTGTGCGGCGTGACCGGGCAGTGGGAGAACACGCCGCAGGCGGCCTTGTGTCCCTTGCGAGGAAGCAACCGTGAGAAATTCCAAAAAATCTGAAAGGAATGACGTATATGGAATGGAAAAAGCTGACGGAGGAAGAGCTGCTGGCAGCCAGAGACTATGTGCCCCTGATGGAAAAGGCGGCGTTTGCGGCGGAGTGCGCCGGACGGTGCTTTGACCGGATGGAAGTCCGGGTGGAGGGAGGACAGGTACTCCCCTACTTCAAGGAGAGCGTGGAGCGGCGGAGCCGGTATCTCATGGGCGGCTTCGTGAATCTGTATCTGGGAGAGGACTTTGAGCCGGTGGAGGGAGAAACCTATCTCATGTCCGCCGACGAGTATGACCGGTGGGCCGGAGGCCACATCTTCAACCAGATCGACCGCATGAAGGGGAAGGGGCCGAACCTGCGGGACAAAGCCTTTGACCTGTTGGCGGATTACCGTGATCTGGAAAAGATGCTGAAAACGGAGATTTACGGGATGCTGCAAGCCATGAACGATCCCGTGAGCCGGTTTCAGGACCTTGCGGCGCAGAGCATGACGCCGGAGGCGGTGCAAAAGACGCTGGACGATCTAAAGGAGGCCCGGAGCGCCTTTGACGCGGCCTTTCAGCAGCGGAAGGACGGCGCACAATGAACCCGGCCTTCCACAGCCCCACCTATCCATTTGAGAGAGTCCAAAGCGGGTTTCTGACCTTCCGTGGGGCGGAGGAGATTCCCCACAAGCTGTTGACCTATCTGATGGACCTGCCGCTGCCGGACGGCTACGAGCCGGTGGATGACAACACCCGCCCCCGTGTCCGGCTGATGAAATATCTATGGCATGACGGGGCCAAGCCGCTGGGAGAGCGGCTGCCTACAGCCAAGGAAAAGCAGAGCCTTCTTTTTGACGGGAACGAGCCTGTGGTAGACAGCAACACCCAGCGCCGCAAGCACCCGAAAGGGTATCGCCTTTACGCTCAGAAGTTCTGGGGAGAAGCCCAGACGGAGGCGAAAAGCACGATCAAATGTTATTTGGGCCGCATTTTTTCACAGACGCCCTTTGACGCGCGGATCGGGATCACGTTTGTGATCTCCTGCAACGTGAATCAAGAGACTACCACCAAAACGGAGGCATACGCCCGCTCCTACGATATGGAGCAGTGCATCATCGAAGCGCTGAACGGCGTGAATCTGGCGGGGATCGGCGTGTGCGATTTCTCTCGTGCCGCACACGCGGACAACGGAAGCCGACCGGTGTATGACCAGACGGGCACGGTGGTGGGCCGGGAACTGAAAATGAGCATACATTGGGCGGAAAGCGAAGCCGCCATGGGTGATACCATTGAGGACTACTAAATTCACAACGGGAGGACAGCCACCATGAACATGGAAGATGCAGCTCTGAAGATAGAGGGCCACGAGCACGAGATCAAGTCCCTGAAACATCGCATGGCCGATGTGGAGCGGGATCAGCAGGCGCTGCTCAAGCTGACTGCCAGCGTAGAGGTAATGGCGACCAAGCAGGAAGAAATGGGGACCAAGGTGAGCCGGATCGATGAAAAGATGACGGAGATGGAAGGGAAGTCCGCCAAACGGTGGGACAGCCTCGTGGACAAAGTGATCTGGCTGATCGCCGGGGCCTGTATTGCGGCGCTGTTTGCCAGCGCAGGCATTGCCATTTGATTTCAGATATTGGAGAGGATGAATTAAAAGAATGGAACTCTCACGGAATATCAAGCGGGCGGCGGACCGCTACGAACCCGTAGAAACCGCCGGACTGACCCTATGGCCCATCCGGGTATGTGAGCAGGAGGAATTTGAGCGGGCGAGACCCGCCATTGACGTGATCCAGCAGGCGCTCCCTGTGCGCTATGCGGTCATGCCTCTGCTGACAGCCTATTGGGTCATGGATCTGGAAAGCATGGAGCGGGGGGAGGAACCGGTGGGCCTTTTTAACCGGGCGCTGGCGTTTTTGGCGCTGGCGCTGCGGCTGGGGGAGGGCCGGAGCCTTTCAGACCGCATCCGCCTGTTTCATGTGAAACTTTCACCTGAAAACACAATGGATTTAAAGGGGATATGCTTTACATGGAACGGTGAGGAAGAAATCACCATTACCCCGGTACAATTCCAGAGGCTTCGGGCTATTCTGGCCTATCAGAACGGCATTGAGCTGACGGATGAGGACGCCAACCCGGATCTGTTGGAAGCGGAGGCGGAGCTGGCCCGGAGAAACGGGCCGAAGCTGCGACGGGACCCGGCCGGTCTGCTTTCCTCCATCGCCCTGTTTACGGGCTGTGAGGAAACAGAGATGGACGAATGGCCTATCTTAAAGCTGAAACGGCGTCAGGAAGCCATCCAGCGGGCGGCGGATTATCTGATCTGCGGCATTTCGGAGGGCAACGGCGTGAAGTGGAAGGGAGGGAACCCTGTACCCCACCTTTTCTATGACCGGGAGCGGGAGGACGCGGGGGCCGCGACCCCGCTGAGCCAATTTATCAACAACACAAAACAAACTCAAAAAGGAGTGTGAACAGACATGATCACTTTTACTGACAAGAGACTCTACCCGAAGGGCATTTGCTCCGCACAGCTTCAGGACCCTGTTACCGGCGAGGTTTTGAGCCAGAGCGACAAGTTCACCACTGGAAATATCCAGTATTCCGGCAACGTCGAACCTCTGCGAGCGGGCCTTGGCAACGGGATCGCCACCATTATTGCCAGCGACAGCGATGTGCAGGTGAACTTCACCCGCGCGGACTTCGACCTGATGACCAAGATGATGGCTGTGGGCGGCGCCGTGAGCTACAACGCCGTTTCTCCCGTCTGCCAGACGGTAGAGGCCACGGGCACTTCTCTGAAGGCCGACGTGAGCAAGCTGGTGCCGGTGGCCCAGTACGGCTATTCCAACATCTTCTGCTACGTGCAGGAGGTGGGTGCTGCGTCCTCCTACTCTGTGGGTGGCGTTCCCTATCCCATCGACCCTGCCACCGGCGCCATTACCGGCTTTACCGCGGAGAGCGGCAAGAGCTACAAGGTGTGGTACTTCGCCAAGAAGCCCGCGGCTCAGGTGGGCGTGGTGCGCAGCGCCTTTAATGGCCGCATCGTCCACTTCACCGCTCAGATCGCCGTGTATCAGAACGTGTCCGGCACCAAAGGAACACGCTGGGGCTGGGCTTACCTGATCGTGCCCCGCCTGTATCTGAACCCCGAAGGGGCCAACACCACCGGCGACCAGTCCAACTACGATACCACCACCATCACCGGCCGCGCCATCAACGAGGACGCCGAGGTAATCTCTGCCGAGTGCGACGCCTGCGGCGGCATGGGCACTTCCGCCTACATGGTGCTGGTTCCCGATGAGGAAAGCGACGAGGTGGCCGGGATCGCTGTGATCGGCGGCGTGGTAAGCGTGGCCGCCAGTGGCACTGCCCCCGTGAATGCCAAGCTGGTCATGAAAAACGGGGAACTGGTGACGCCCTCTCCCGCAAGCCTGCTGAAGTACACCGTGACCGCCGGGACTGCTACCGGGACCACGGTCTCCAAGGACGGCATTGTGACCGCCGGGAGCACGCAGGGCACCGGGAGCATCGCCATCCAGTATCCCGCCGAGGGGGCGGCCAAGTACACCGCGCAGGCGGTTCTGGAAGTCACCGCCGAGTAAGGGACGCACTAAAAACGCCTTATCCTAAGCGTTGGATAAGATGAGCCGAGCGGGGCTGACTGCCGGGGAAACCCGGCGGTCGGCTCCGCTTTTTGTTCCCCGGCAGACGGGAGAGCATGAGAGACTCATGCCTTGGCGTATGCTTGGGACCATTTTCGTGAGGTCACGAAAATGATGGAAAGGAGCGGGGATATGAGCGGGAGCGCATCTGCCAGGATCACAGGGCTGGACGAGGACATGGCGGCGCTGGAACAGCGGTTCAAGGCGGCGCTGGCGGGGGCCATGCCCACGCTGCGGGAGGATCTGTCCCAATGCCTTTTTGAGCACGTGCAGGGCGACGTATACGAAAAATTCGACCCAAAGGAATATATCCGGCGGGGAGAATACGGCGGCTTGGCCGACATTGACGGCAACACGGAGTTTGCGGTGACAGAGGACAGCGTTTCCATGGACTACCAGCCCAGCGGCGAGAGCGAACAGGTGGAAAACCCGCTGAACGGAGACGCACTGATCGGGCGCATTGAGCATCTGGACCCGCCCTATGACTGGACCCGAAGGCCCCCGGCCAGACCGTTTTTTGAAAATTTTGTCACGGAGCTGGTAGAAGGCGGACGGGCGGAGGAAACGCTGGTACGGGCCATGAACCAACAGGACGCAGAATTACAGATCGAAGCCAACGGCTACACGGGCCGGGAGGGTGACGAAGGATATTGAAGTAAAGGCAGGGCGGTGAAGCATGGCAAAAATTATCTTTAAGGGCGTACCCGATTTTACAGAGGTCCGGGCGGAGATCGCAAAGCTGAAGCAGGAGGTCGCGTCGGTTTCCTCCACGAAGGTGAATCTGAACGGCACGGCGCAGGGTCTGAACGGCGCAGCCAATGCCGCCGGGAAGCTGGCGGGGAACTTACAGAAAATTTCCACTAACCCAACGGCAATTCAAAAGCAAGCTGAAGCGCTAACAGGGATTTCTACGGCAAGCAAGAGTGCGGCGGACGGTGCCACGGCGTTTGGAGAAGCGTTTTTGAACACCTCCGATAAGGTCCAGAAGGGCACGAAGGAGATGACCGAGGAAACCAACCTGTTAGGGGACAGCTTTACCAACGTCTACCTGAAAATGCTGCAATGGCAGGTGATGGGCACCATCGTCTCCAAGACCATTGGGGCATTCCGGGACGCCATTTCCACCATGAAGGCCGTGGACGATGAGATGGTGACGGTCCGCAAGGTAACTGGCTTTACAGCGGAGCAGATGGAGGAACTGCGGGACCGGGCCTATGAGATGGCATCGGCCTACGGCGAGGCGGCGGACGAATATCTGAACTCTGTGGCAGCGTTTGCCCGTGCCGGTTACGGCGAACAGGCGGACGCACTGGCGGAGCTGGCCACCAAGACAAAACTGGTGGGCGACACCAGCGCGGAAACGGCCCAGCAATTCCTGCTGTCCGTGGATGCGGCGTATCAGTACAAGGGCGATATTGACGCATTGACCAAGGTGCTGGACGGCGCCAACGAGATCGACAACAAGTACGCCACCAGCATTGAGAAGCTGGCGGAAGGCTTGGGGACCGTGGCTCCCGTGGCGGCACAGGCCCATGTGGGGATCGATGAACTGACGGCGGCCATCGGTACGATCACCGCCGTGACCCAGCGGAGCGGCAGCGAAGCGGCAAGAGCCTTCCGGGCCTTGGTGCTGAACATCGTGGGGGACACGAAAACCGAGATCGACGAGGGCGTGACGTGGACCACCGGAGAAATCGCCGGGTTGAAGGACGTGATCCGGGAGTACGCCCCGGCTGCGTATGAAGCGGCGAAGGCCACCGGCGAGGTCATTGACCCCATGGAGGCCATCGGGGGCCTTGCCCAGAGCATGAAGGACGGGCTGCTGACCGAACAGAAGCTAATGGAGATGGTCAGCGACATCGGCGGCAAGCTGCGGACGAGCCAGCTGCTGGCTCTGATCCAGAACTGGGATATGTACCAGTCCATGCTGAAAGACTACGCCAACGCCGTAGGCAGCGCGGACAAGGAAATTGAAAACGCGCTGGACAGCTGGACCCGCAAGACCAACATTCTGAAAAACGAATGGACGGAGTTCATCCAGAGCATGGTGAGCACCGACGCCGTTAAGGGCGGACTGGACGTTCTGATCGGCGCGGTAGAATCCCTGAACACGGACCTTGGGCACGCGGCGGTGACTGCCGGAGCGGTGTCGCTGGGGCTGATCGGTATTCAGGCGGCGGCCAAGGGCGCGACGGCGGCGTTTACAAAACTGTCGGCGGCTGGGATCACCATGAACCCGTGGATTCTTGCCATCGGCGCGACGGTGGCGGCGTTTGAATTTTTGTGGAATGCCACGGAGGACTACCGGAAAAGCCTTGACGAACTGAACACCGACATTTCCGACAACACAGAAAAGTTGGAGGAAAATCGGCGGCGGCTCACCGAGATCAATGAGCTTGGCTGGAACGAAAAAACTCCGGAAATTCTGAATGAAAAGGCGGCGTTGGAACAGGAAAACGCCGAACTGGAACGGCAGATTGAAAAACTCAAAAAACTGGAAGAGAGACAGGCCAAGCGCACCCTGAAAAGCGCCGGAGGGTATGTAGGAACCGGGGAGACGGTATATCACCTGACCTCTATGGGGGAGAGTCGGGGCGGTGCGGAGGCGCTGGGTCTTACTGGGCGGACTTTTAAGAGCTATGCGGAACTGACCGCATACCTGGACCAGTACATTCCGGGAGCGGCGGAAAAGTCCCGGAAGGAATTGGAGGCGCTGGGCGTCCAGTTTGAAGAAACAGAGAAAAAAGCATATCAGACCGGAGCAACCTACGAAACATCTCTGATTGCACAAGCATCGTCACTTTCTGAAAAGCTGAAAGAGAACCGGGGAGACCTTGGAGACCTTCAGAAAGAATACGATTCCGTTACCACGGGACTTGCCCGGTTTGCACAAGCTCATGATGTGCTTGGTGATAAGAATACAGAGGCAAAGGCCGCACTTGACAAACTGAATAAAGCGTATGACGAAGCATCAAACCGCATTACATACTATGTAAACGACTTGATTCGCGAACAAAAGCAAGCCGGGAAAACCGGGGACCAGATTTACAATCTGGTAAAGCGGATGATCGTTCTGAACGAGAAAAAGCTGGACCTGAGTCAGCAGATCGGGGCGCTGCGGCAGCTGGCCACCGAGGCCGGGGCGGCCGCCTATTCCGTGGGCATGATCGGTGCCGCCAAGACGCAGGATGTAGAGCGGACCATCAAGGGCCTGTTGCAGACCGGAAAGGCCAAGACCTATGACGAAGCCCGTGCCATCGTTCTGAACCGGATCTACAAGTCCATGTTTACGGACACCGGGCGGGACAGCGGGACGGTGGATACCACCTCCAAAGTGGATACGTCCCCCACCACATCGTCCACAGGGAAATCCACTAAGGACGCGGAGCTGGAACGGCTGAAGGACATCGTATCCCTGCGGAAGTCGGAGCTTTCCCTCATGCAGGAGCGTGGGGACAGCACGGCGGACCAGATCGACAAGATGCGGCAGATCCAAGCGGCGCTCCACGCACAGGCGGAGTATATGCGGCGGATCGGGGCCAGTCAGGCGGACATCAACGCCCTGTCCACGGAGCACTGGAAGATCACCAAGCAGATCAAGGAGCTGCAGGAGGATCTTTGGGACGAACTGGAAGATGCCGTTAACAAAAAGCTGGAAGAGGCGGAGGAAGCACGGGACAAGCAGACAGCCGCCATTGACAAGCAGATCGCGGCGCTGAAGGACGCCAAGCAGGCCGAGGACGAAGCCCTGAAACTGGAACAGCTGAAGGCGGCGGTGCTGGAAAAGCAGAACGCCTTGCTGGAAGCCCAGAAGGAACGGACGGTGCGGGTATTCAATGCCGCAACCGGACAGTGGGAGTGGGAAGCCAACGCCTCGTCCGTGAAGTCCGCACAGGACGCCTATGAAAAGGCCAAGGAGGACTTGGCGGAGTATGAGCGGGAGTTGGCCCTTCAGCGGGAAATCGACGAACTGGAAGCCAAGAAAAAGCTCATCGAGGAAACCTATGACACCCTGAAAGCCGAGTGGAAGCGGATCACGGACAGCCTGCAGGAACCTACCCGGACCATTGACGATATTCTCAGCGACATTGCCAGAAACGGAACACCCAAGATGCGTCAGCAGGTGGAGGAGGTCAACAACCTGCTGGGCAAACTGAACCAGTACATTGCCGGGGCTATGAATGGGATTATGCTCCCCGGACAGACGATGCTACCGGGGATGATGGGCGCGGCCGGGGCGACCGGAGGCTACCACTTCGACTACACGAAGAATCCGGGCGGCGGCTGGACGCAGACGGAGATGAACGAAGGGTTCATTCCTTCCGGGTCCTCCGGCTGGAAGTTGGCGGACGGCAGCGACGCCAACCTGAACTACCGGGATACCACGCCTTACGGCAAGGGCGTGAAGGGTTCCTACACCGGCGCGGACATGAGCCGGGACCAGAAACTTGCGGGCAGAACCGTTGAGAAAAACGGGTATGTAATCACTTATGACGAGAACGGCTACGCCAAGAGCGCCATCAACGTGCATCAGGGAGCAGCCAGAGCGGACCTCTCCGGGCTGTATCCCAAGGTGGATGCGGATGGCAACGATATGTACTACGCGGGCTTTGATAAGAACGTGGACTACACTCTTGCCATCAAGCAGGCCAAGGAGTCCGGGGCCGGGGAAGGGCTGATCAAGCAGTTAGAGACAGAGCGGCAGAACAAGATCAACGCCATGTACGGGGGGCAAGACCCCGACAGGGGCGGAAGCAGCTCCGGGGGAAGTTCTTCAAAGGGCGGTTCGTCCGGTTCGTCCGGCGGCAACGGCTATGACAGCAACGTGGACTACTCTCTGGCCATCAAGAACGCGGAGAAGAGCGGAGCCAGTCAGGCCACCATCGACAAACTAAAAGAAGAACGGCAGAACAAGATCAACGATAAGTACGGTGGAAAGGACCCGTACAAGAAGTTCGACTCCGGCGGTATCCTGCGGGGACTGGGGGGCATCAAGGCCACCAGTCAGGACGAAATCGTGATCCCCCCGCTGCTGGCGGAGAAGATGCTGGAACCCAGCGCGGACAGCACTTTCCAAAAGCGGATGAGCGAGCTTGGGTGGCTGTACGGCGCGGTGGAGCGCGGCGGCACCATGCCGGGGAAAACGGTGATGAGCCGGACCAGCTATGACCACTACGGAGACAGCTACAGCGTGAACGGCGTTCAGATCGGGGCGGAGGCGGCCAACCGCCTGACCGTTGCGCAGGTCATGCAGGCATTGAACCACGGGGCCGGGAACTTGGGCCTCTACAAACATTAAGGGAGGCGGGCGCATGGCATTATTCCAACCAACGAATATTTATCCATCGTCCCTTGGGGAACTGGGAAACGGCACGGTTGACATTACAAAGCCGCTGGCGGTGAGCTGGCAGGTGAACGGCAACTCCGCTATGACCGCGTTTTCCCTGACGATCTGCAAAAACGATGCGGCGTCCACACAGGTGTACACCACGGGGAAGCTGACGGAGGGATGTCCCTTCTATGGGATCGACTACGCCGGAAACACCGTGCTGTTTACCCACACCATTCCGGCTGACGCATTGAGCGGGGCGAATATGGGGAACGGGCAGCAGTACAAGCTGATCATCAAGCAGTGGTGGGGGGAGACCGATGCAGAGAGCGTGACCCAGCGGAGCGCATCGGTCTTTCTGACGAGGGCGGACCCGGTACTGACCGTGGCCGCCATCCCCTCGCCGCTGGCGGTGCGGAAGTACGCCTTTACGGCGACCTATACGCAGGCGCAGGGGGACACGCTGAACTGGGTGCGGTGGATGCTCCGGGCAAAAGGCAGCGATACGGCGCTCTATGACAGTGGGCGCATTTATGGCACGGCGGAGCTGCGGATGGAGTATGACGGCCTGTTTTCCGACACGGATTACGCCGTCCGCTGCCAGGTGCAGACGGAAAACGGCGTACAGGCGGACACCGGATGGGTGGATTTCCGGGTGGCCTACGCTACCGCCACCCCCACCGGCGCGGTGGTGGCCTGTCCCAACTGCAAAAAGTCCGGTATCCGGGTGACATGGCCGGGGCTGTACGATGTGCAGGGCACGGCGGCAGGAGAAAACCGCGTCCAAAACGGAAAGCTGGTATTGGGAGCGGATGGGACCGTGATCTGGGACAAGGTGACGGGGCAGCCGATGAACTATGCTCAGCCGTGGAGCTTGGTGTGGAGCGGGACGGTGGACGTGACCCGCGACAACCCCATCCTGACGGTGGGGTTGAATGGGGGCGCTGCCATCGTGACGCTGGGGAAGTCCGGCGTTTCTATGACGGTAGATGGCGGGGAGGTCTGGAAGGACGCCCTGCGCGGCGTAACGGCGGCGGACGAATGGACGCTGGTGATCACCGGCGGACAAATCTATCTCCGGCAGGTGACGTGGATCAACGCATTGTATCCCGCCGTGACCCTGTACCCCGGACCGGAGCTGTATCCCTCCAAGGGTACTCAGTCCGGCAACCTTTTCAGCAGCGAGGTAAAGCTGGCGGGGCGATCCATTACCTCTTTGACGCTGGGCGGCGTCCAAACCTGTGACTATCTGTGGGTGACGGGTGAGGTTCTGGAAGCCAATGTGTTGGACCAGATTCTGAACCAGGACGGCTGGACGCCGGGGGCGTTTTCCGGGAACACACTGTTCCAGACGGATTTCGCCGGAGGCGGCCTGCAGGCGGGAAATCTGGCCTTCAGCGGAACGCTGACGGGCTTTGCCATTTACCGCTACCACGAGGGGGAAGCAACGCTGGAACCGGTGGCGCAGACGCCCCTTTCGGAGCGGGCCATTCTGGACTGCAAGGCGGTATCGCAGGAGACGTACCGCTACTATATGTTCGGACTGGGGCAGACGGCGGACGGGCAGGAGGTCATCGTGACCAACGCCATGATCTCCGACGCGGTGACGCCCATCTTCTGGGACTGGACGGTTCTGCAATGCACCACGGACGCAGATGGGGGCTATCACCCGGCGGCGATCTTCCGGTTCAGCCTGAACGTGGCCAGCGGGGAAATCAGCAACAACAACAGCCCCGGTGTGCTGGGGAATTTCACCCGGTATCCTACGGTACAGAGTTCCCCCAGCGATTACCGCTCCGGGGCGCTCTCAGCGGCCATAGGGCACGTTCTGACAAGTGGGGAGTATACGGATACCAACGAGGTGCGGAACGCCGTGTACGCCCTCTCAACCACGCAGGATACCCTGTTTTTGAAAGACCGGCGGGGAGACTTGTGGCAGATCAGGGCGGGCGGGGCCATTTCCATGAGCACTATGGACGGCAGCCGGCAGCAGGTGCAGACAGTGACGCTGCCATGGGTGGAGATTGGTTCCGCGGACGGGGCGCGTATCCTGCTCACATCGGGCGACGCTTTGTTTGCATAAGAGGGAGGCGATGCAGAAATGACCCAAGCGGAACGGATGAACGATTACCGCAAGATGCTGCGCCGGCCTTTTACCAAACTGTGCCGTCTGCGGTTTTTACAACCGGACGGTTCCACGGCCTTCGCACTGGACAACAACCCCACAGGGCGCTTTGCCGGGGCATTTATCGCGGACGGAAGTCTGTCCGTGAATTTGAACAACGGCCAGCGGAGGACGGCCTCGGTGACGCTGGCGAATCTGGACGGCACGTTCGATTACAACATCAACCGGGTGTGGTTCGGGAACCGGATCGCACTGGACGAGGGCCTTGTGCTCAGTGACGGCACGGACTTTTACATCCAACAGGGGGTCTTTCTGGTGAAGGACCCTGTGGAGACGCTGGAACCGGCCAAGCGGACGGCGGAATACAATCTGGTGGATAAATGGTCGGACCTGGACGGAACGCTTTTCGGCTATTTGGAAAGCACCTACGAGGTGAAGGCGGGAACCAACGTCTTTGACCCCATCGCAGCCCTGCTGAAGCTGGACCGGGGGAACGGGGATCTGGTGGACAATGTGGCTCCGGTATTCACGGAATACTACAACGGCAAGACTCAGCAACTGGCAAACGGCACCACGGCCAAGCTGACGGATGCACCCTACACCCTGCGGGTGGACAGTGACAACGGAAGCTATGCGGACGTGTGCCTCGGCCTTGCGGAAATGCTGGCGGCGTGGATCGGGTACGATGCCTCCGGCGCACTGCGGATCGACCCCTCTCAGGATGACATTCTGGACAGCGACAAGCCTCTGGCGTGGCAGTTCTCCCAAAGCGAGGCGCAGCTGCTTGGAACGGAGTACACGGAGAAGAACACGGAGGTGTACAACGATTTCATCGTGATCGGGGAAGCCGTGAACAACAGCGCGCAGGTGGCGGCGCGGGCGCAGAATTTGGACCCGGCCAGCAGCACGAATGTAAGTCGGATTGGGCGCAAAACCGTGCGCTTCCGGGCGGCGGGATATTCCACGAAAAGACAGTGCGAGGACTTGGCTGTGTGGAAATTGAAACGGTCCGCAGCACTGCAAAAGTCTGTCTCGGTTTCGTGCAGTCAGATCATGCACCTGAACGAGAACGAACTGATCTCCATTGTGCGGAGCGACAAGGCGGGGTCTCCGGTGGAGCGGCATCTGGTGCAGGGGTTCACAAGGCCCCTGACATGGAGCGGCCCCATGCAGATTTCCGCCGTGTCCGTACAGGATTTCCCCACGGCCACCGTGACGGGGTGGCCCACCTGAACAGTGAAGCAGCCCCAACGGGGCACCGGATCAAAAGGAGGAACTTTTATGAAGAAGAATCGTTGCGGAAAAACGGCCCTTTCTTTTCCTGAGAGGGGGCGGATGTAATGGCATACGAAAAAACCACATGGGTCAACGGTCAGGCCCCGGCGCTGGACGCGGAGCATCTGAACAAGATTGAAAACGAGCTGGAAGCCCTTGACCAGCGGAAGGGCAGCACCACCTACACCGCCACCATCGGAACCACGTGGGTGGAGGACAGCAACACCGGTGTCAAGACGCAGAGCGTTGCCATCGCCGGAGTGACAGCCCAGAGCACCGCTATGGTTGATCATGTTTACACAGGCAGCGGGACCTCCGACGATTACGCAGCCTTCGTGGAGGCGGAAAATCAGTATCTCAACTGCATCACCAACGGCTACGCAGAGACCTATGACGGCGGCATCAAGTTTACCATCTTCGGTGATGCCAACACGGTGTCTATCCCCATTGTTGCGGAGGTGAGCTGATGGGTCATGTAACGGTGGTTGGCGGGTGCAGAGCAAAAGCCCCGTCAACCGGGATATTGGCAAGCACTTTGCCAGTGGGTTCCACGGTGAAGTTGATGGAGGGCGGCACGGCTGTGGACTATTTGGTGGTCAATCAGGGCATCCCTGAAAACAGCAGCTTGTATGACGCAAGCTGTGACGGGACGTGGTTGCTGAGGAAGGATATACGTGAGTTACTTGCATATAACAGTTCCGAAAACAATAGCTACAAAGAATCTGCCGCCCACAATTACATCAACGATACATTTTTAAACCTGTTTGGAGGAATGGAACAGACTGTTATTAAGCAGGTTAAAATCCCCTATGTGAACGGGACTAGCGGTGCGGGAATTGCTTCCGGTGCATCTGGACTGTCTGCAAAAGCCTTTCTACTATCCGGTTATGAGATTGGGATTGGGGGAGCAGATTATTTGCCAAGAGATGGCGCAAAATTGGACTACTTTGATCAGATTGTTGGTGCAGACCCAAAACGTATTGCATACCTAAACGGTTCGGCATCTTTTTGGTGGCTTCGCTCTCCATACACATACAGAGCAAGCACAACTAACGTGTGGTACGTTGACAATAATGGTGGCTGCAATACTATCAGATCAACTTACCAGTATGGCGTCCGCCCTGCCCTCATTCTCTACAGCAATGCACTATTTGACAAGACCACCATGCTTTTAAAGGGGGTGGCGTGATGGGCCATTGCTTGATGATGCGGAAGGGCGAGGTGCATACGGCACCTATCCACCTGCCTTCCGGATACACAAAACTGGCGTATATCCAATCCAGCGGGACACAATATATTGATACCGGTGTCAAACCGGATCAAACATATACTCTGAAAATAAAATTTCAGACAACGCAAACGTTATCGGGTGGCGTTGCAGTCAGTGACCAGAACTGGCAATCAAACGGCTTCGGTCTTTGGTGCAATGCCGCCGTATTTGGGGATCAGGCGATGCAGAACGCTCCATTAAACGGAACAGACCCAATCGAGGCTGTGCTTAACCAAAGCGGCCTGACCGTCAATGGTGAACAAATATGGACACCGACAGCGGCAACTTTTGCGGTTCCTGCAAATATGACGTTGATGGCGCTCAACCGTAACGGTTCCATTGCTGAACAGCTGTCCGGAAAACTGTATTACGCACAGTTATACAGCGGAGATAGCCCAATCCGAGACTTTCTGCCCTGCAAAAACGCCAGCGGGGCGGTGGGACTTTATGACCTTGTAGGCAAGCAGTTCTACGGCAACGCGGGGACGGGGACGTTCACCGCTGGGGAGGTGGCATAATGGGCAGAGTGATCATGAGCGGCATTGTGCCGACGCTGAAGGCACCGGTGACGTATAACGCAAATTTCGCGGATAACGATTGGGCTACGATCATTAAAGCCTGCCACAAGAACCAAGTGCCGGAGACGTGGGTAGTTGGGAACCAGAAAGCCATGATGATTAACGGGGCAGATTACGTTATCGACATTATCGGCAAGAATCATGACGATTATGCTGATGGCTCCGGGAAAGCTCCCCTGACCTTCCAGCTGCATGACTGCTACGCGGACAGAAAGATGATGAACGGTGGCAACACCAACAGCGGCGGCTGGACGAGCTGTGACATGCGGCAGACGCACCTGCCCGCCATTCTGGCGCTGATGCCAACGGAGGTACAGAACGGCATCCAAGAGGTGAATAAGCTAACCTCGGAGGGTTACCGGAGCACCACCATCAGCACCACGGCGGACAAGCTATTCCTGCTGAGCGAGATCGAGATTTTTGGTAACATCACCTATTCTGCAAGCGGCGAGGGCACACAATACGCCTACTATAAGGCAGGCAACAGCAAGGTGAAGAATTACAACGGTAGCGCGAACTACTGGTGGCAGCGCTCTCCACGCATTGGCAACTACACGAGTTTCTGCGCGGTCAGCAACAGCGGCCTCGCCGACTACATCAGTGCGAATGATGTGTATTGCATATCTTTTGCCTTCTGCTTTTAAGTGTCACAAAACAACTCCACCGGATCAATTCCGGGGGAGTTGTTTTCGGTGCCGCCATATTTCCCGTTTTTTCGACACAGCAGCTGTGGTACACTGGCCGCAGAAAGGAGGGGACGATATGGAGCATCTGGACCCGGAATACCTCTGCCTGTTTCACGCCATTACGGAAGCCATTGAAGAACTGGAACGCCTAAAAGCGGACCTGATGGCGGCGCAGCGCAGGGCGGAGGCCCTTTACATGGAGCGCACGGACTAACCGTGCGCTCTTTTTATAGTTGTGCGGTCTTATGCAGACAAAAAAACACACGCCCGAGCGATTGGAACGCACGGACGTGTGTTTTGGTTTCAGGGTGAATGTTGAGGGATCAGGCATAAAAGGCGGTGAGCTTGTCGGCGCTGCGCTTGGCTTGCAAGTCCCGTTCGGCAAAGACCTTCTTGGCGCTTTTCCGCCCGGAACGGTCCATGAGCCGCCCGGAATAACGCTGGGTGGTGATGGGGCTGGCATGGCCCAATTTGGCTTGCAGTTCGTTTTCGGGCATACCAGAATTGAGATCCAAACGGGAGCCGACGTGGCGGAGATCGTGGCTGCGGATGTCAGGAACGCCGGTGACGGAGCGGACATGGCGCTCCACCAGCTCCGAAAGCCACTGTTTTGTGCCGGCCTTCCATTCGCCGGAACGGAGGGTGCCGAACAGGGGGGCGGTATCAGGAAGATCGTCTGGGCGGATGCCGCTGGCGAGGTAATGGCGGAGGGCGATCACGGCGATGTCGGGCAGGTCCACCACCCGGAATTTATCGCCCTTGCCGTGTTCCACGCGGAGGTCGGCGTCCTCCAAGTCGATGTCCGCCGGGGTCAAGGCCCGCAGTTCGGCGTTGCGCAGTTCGGTGGTCAGCAGCAAGATCACGATGGCGTAATTCCGAGGCCAGTTCTCCGGATGGGTGGTGCGGACGGGGGAATCCCTCCATAGCTTGCAGACCTGCTCATCGGTGAGCAGCACGTCATAGGGGCGCTTTCCCAATTTGCGGAGGGAGGGCATGAGGTAGAGGGAAACAGGGTTTTGCTCATAAAAGCGATCCTCACCCAGTTCCGGGGAGCTGGCGTAGGTGAAGAAGGAGCGGAGGACCACCAGATGATACCGGACGGAGACAGGGGAGAGGCCCCGGTCAAAGAGGTGATCCCGGTAGGCTTGCATGGTGGTGAAAGTGGGTTCCTCGGTGGAAAGGCCGCTTTCCACGAGGAAGGAATAAAAACTGTTTGTGACGGCGGCGTAGGCGGTGACGGTGCGCTCCGCCGCGCCGCTGGCCTGCACGTTGCGGAGCCAGCTATCTAAGGCCGACATGACCCGGCGCTCCTGCGCAGAGGTTCTTCCCATAAAATCAGTCCTTTCCTAAAATTGGGGGCGTATCAGGCCCCGGCGGTACACAAGCTGCTTTTCACGCAGAGATCCACGCCCAACTCGTCCACATGGATCCGGTCGATGATGAAGTCGCCGTAAGCGGCCATTTCCAGTTTGTTTTCCGGGTTGATGTGGGTGGCGAGGCCGTCAGCGGAGACGGTGAGGCGGGGCACTTCTTTTCCGTATTTGTCGTCAAACTCTCCGAATTGCAGAATGGAAACAATATCTTTCACGGTCAACATAGTCGGTTTTCCTCCTGAATGTGTAAAAATGTGTAAAATCTTTTGGCGTGGGGGGCGGTCAAGCGGTCTCAGCGGCGGTAAATTCCAGCGTCCGGCGGCGCAGAATGCCGATGAAGATGGAGCGGAGCTTTTTGTCCTGAGAAATGATGGTAAGTTTCGTGACGGCTCTGCATTGCGTGACGGTAGCGCCCGCCGCTTTCATGCGGTTTTTCAGCCGGGTCAAACGCTGTTGGAGATCGCAGCCGGATTCACGTTCCAGTTCCTCATAGAGTTCCCGGCGGAACATCTGGTGGTTGAGAGAGAAATGCTCGACCAGAGCGTTGATGGTGTGGTTTGCGCTCTCCTGCCAGTTATCGCCGGAGGAAATGGGAGCGACATAGGCGGCTGTGACCTTATCCATTGTATCAGAATTGTGCTGAACCTTTAAGGCCAGTTCGTTCATCTGCCGCTCCTGCTCGTGCTGACGCATTTCGATATTGATCAGAGCCTGAAGCTGGGGGGATAGGGTGGAGAATTGAGGGTCGGAGGACTTGGCCCGGAAATAGCCCTTGACGAGTTCCCGCTGGACTTTCCACGCCAGATCATCGGTGAAGGACTTCACCAGCATGAGATAGCCGGATTCTGTAATGAGGGTGACATCTTCGGTTGCCCTTTGGGGAAGTCCGTCCCAGCGCCGACGAAATTCGTCGGCGCAAATTTTGAAGTAATCTTCGCCCTCGATGAAGTGGTCACGGTTGGAGCGGAAATTGCGGCTGGCAGTTCCGTCCGGTCGGCCATGCACGGCGTCGATCTCCTTAAAGGTGACGACCCGCTGCCCGGAAAATTCCTTGACAAGAATTTCGGCGTTGTTGATGGTGGTCAACTCCTGCATAAAAAAAGCTCCTTTCAAATGGTCTTGATACTTCCATTATTCCACAGCCCTCCAAGGGGGTTTTTGACAGGTTTTACGAGGGTTTTTCGCTGTCGGTGGAAATAATGGGGGTTGACCTTTCGGAAGAAGCATAGTAGAATATTTACACACTCCGAAAGGTTGTGTGGATAGCGGTTTGCTGGGTATCTTGGAGGATGTGCAGCAAGCCGTTATTTCTTTTTGCTCAAAAGGCGATTGATGGCGGTGCGAATTGCTTCGGCTCGTGTAATTCCATTCTGGTCGCAATATTCGCAGAGCCGCTTGTCGGTTTCAGCGTCCAGTCGAATACTGAAACGAACATCTTTAGGGTTTTCGGCCTTTGGGCGTCCGGTTTTCGGTGACATTGTTCACCTCACTTTCCGTCACGCATTAAATATAGTTTATGCGTGACAAAATGTCAAGAGAAAACTTTGCGGAAAGGATGATTATTTTTGTTTACTTACAAAGAAGGGAAAGAAACAGAACAAGCACTTTGCGCATACTTCGCTGCCCATAAAAGGACTGAGGCAATTAACTTTTTTGGTCGAACTGAGAAAGTCCCCAACATTTTAAAGAAACGGTATATTGAGGAGCTTAGCAATACAAAGGCGTTTGGGATCAAAGTCGTTCCAGATGGGGATGGCTTTTCACAGATAACATATTTTGCGTGTGATGTGCGTGGCTCTGAAGATTCATTTTTCAGGGGAAAGATGTTAGATAAAATAATGTTTCCATATTTTTCGGAGTACGGATATTATGAATCGTCTATAAAATATATACCCGACGGAGAGGCTGCGGAGCAAGTTGAACCACCCGCAGAACTGTTCAAGAGATATACGTACTTCTGCTTTGACAGCGGGGATAAGGAGCAGATTTTAAGCGTACTAAAAGAAATTGCGGCATTTTCCCCTGAAAAAATTGAAGAAATAGCCGAGATAAACGTTAGCTATTTTACTCTTGCAGATACATATTACCCATGGGTAAAAAAATATGAAGATAGACAAAATCCGCTTGCTAATAGCTGTTTTTCCGCACTCAGAGAAAGTGAGACACCATTTATTGAAATTACAGACAGGAATGGGTTTATTTCAAGCAGGAATATGATTTGTGAGATGGAAGAAACTCCGTTTCACAAAGGGTATCGGTTAGATTTAAGAAGAACAGTCAGAAGCTCTTGGGAAGCTAATATAACTCGAATACTAAATAAGCTAAATGTTCCATATGAATATGAACGAGAATCTTACAAAGTTGGAGAAGATTTTTATTTGCCGGATTTCTTTCTTGCCAATAACACAATTTTAGAGGTCAAAGGCTTTTGGGATAACGAAAGCCGAAAGAAGATTGCCGGCTTACAAAAAGAACACCCTGAATTTAAGATTCTTCCCGTAGATAGCGATATGTATGAAAGCCTAAAAAACAAGTTTGCAAACAATGTATCAAATTGGGAGGAATGTGGGGCACATAAACCGACAGCAGAGAAAGTAGCCATTGTTGGGATGAAGTTTTGCGCCGACAAAGTTACGATTTCAAGATTGAGCAAGGGGCACAGTCTGACGTTTAAGCGAGAGCCGGACAATCAATTTGACCGCAATGCTATTCTGGTTCAGACAGAAGATGGAAAACCAATAGGGCATCTATCTGGAGATTGGGCGGCGGTGTATGCCCCAAAAATGGACTGCGGAATGAAATATTCGGCAACTGTTTTTGATATTCAGCCGAAAGTGATAATTGCAAAAATGTGGAGGACAAACACTGAGGAAGAAGTCCTTTATGAATGTTTCAAATAAAAAAGAACGCCGCCCAAAGGGGCGGCGTTCACGGCGTAGGGGTCAGGCGGCGGAGATTTTCCACGGCGCTGACGATCAGAGGAACGGCGCCCAGAATATCATCCTCGGTAACGGTATAGGGGAGGGTGAAACGGACGGCGGAGCGGGCGCGGCTGGCGGGGTAGCCCATGGCCCGGAGGACATAGCTGCCGTCAGCCTCTCCGCTGGTACAAGCGGAGCCGGAGGAAGCGTACACGCCCTCCGCAGACAGGGCCATGACAAGGGCCTGAGATTCCACGCCAAGGAAAGAGAGGTTGGCGTTGCCGGGAAGCCGGAGAACCACGTCACCGATGGTGTAGGAGCCGTTGACATAGGTATCCGGGATGAACCTCAACAAATAGGCAATGAGCAGGTCCCGGCAACGGGCGATCCGCTTCATGTTGGAAAGCATATTGTCCATGCGCTCATGGAGGGCCGCTGCCATCGCGCAGGCGAGGGGAACGCTTTCGGTGCCGCCGCGCTTGCCCCATTCCTGACCGCCGCCGCGGATCATGGAGAGCAGGGGCGTGCCCTTCTTGACGATCAGACAGCCGGTGCCGGAAATGCCGCCAAACTTATGAGCGCCGAAGGCCAGATAGTCCACGCCAAGGGCCTTGAAGTCCACGGGGATCTGGCCGACCGCCGCCGTCGCGTCACAGGCGAACAGGGCGTTGGGGGCGTTTCGCCGTCTGGAGAGAATGTCGTAAGTCTCGCCGGTCTCGTTATTGGCCATCATGTGGGTGAAGCCGGTGCGGTCCGTGCGGTGGGGATGATCCACGGGGGGATATTCCAGAACGGCGTGGTGCTCGTAACTGCGTGGGAATGTCAGCTTGCCGGTGTAGGCGCTCAGACTTTCCATCATCCAGTTGCAGGCTTCCGTTGCTCCGCTGGTGAAGTAAACTTCCTCCGGGAGACAGTTCAAGTCCTGGGCGATGGAGGCGCGGGCTTCCTCCAGGGCGATCTTTGCGGCAACGCCGCAGGCATGAAGGGCGCTGGGGTTGCCGAGGGGCAGAGCGCGGGTGAACGCCTTGATCGCGGCAGGGGAGGGCGGTTCGTGGGCCGCCGCGTCGAAATAGTAGGTGTTGAGCATTGGGGATTCCTCCTTGATCTTTCCAGTATTCTATCTTCATTGTACCAGCCGCTGACAAGGGGCTTTTTGACAGAATACTTGACTTTTCACAAGGCCCGCGCCATAATGAATTTGGCGAGTCCCTGCGGATATTTGCCGTTTTCCTCATGCTGTCCGTCCGGCAAGATAGAGCAGCATGGGGAAATTTTATACCGGTTTGGCGGTCGCCAGCAGGGTGATCCCGCGCTCAATGGCTTCCGTTTTCGTGACGTTCTGCTCCCGGCAGTAGGTTTCTAAAATCTGCTGGCTGCGGTCATTGATACGGATGCTGATTTTGTGAGGGCGAGGGTTGTCTGTGGGACGGCCCAGCTTTGCGGCAGACATGGGGATGATCACCTCCTATTTTGTCTGGCATAAGTATCATAGCATTTTGTCTGGCAAAAGTCAAGGGGGAAGCGAGGCGAAAGGGGACAAGATGTATGATAAGAGGGCAGCGATTCCGGAACAACGCGAAGCGGGAGTATAACCTGTGGTGGTGGAGCCGACACGGTAAAAGGAGCCGACGGCGTTCCTTGCCTGAACGGGAGCGCCGGTGCGCGGATTGTCAAAACAGCGATATTTGCGCACTGTACGGGAAGTCCGACGATCCAAGCTGCTTTGCGCCCAAGAATGGATGCGAGGGGAAAGGCAATCAGGAAAGGCTGGAATGGGGCGTTGTGCTTTTGATCTGTGTGGTAATATTCGTTTTATTCTTTATTTCCATTACATTTGCGAAATGAAAAAAGCCGCCCACCACGGGCGGCTTTGCTTTTTAACTTGCTTAAATTTTGCTTAGACTTTGCTGATTGTTTGCTGATTTGTTTGCTTATTGGATTTCTCCGCGCCAGTATGCCGCATTTTCTTCCTCTGTCGGAAAGTCAGGAGAGAGTCCCCGCTTGCGGCGGTTTCGCCTCCATCCGCTGTAAATCTTCATATCGCGCTCGTCAATGCTGTATCCGATTCCGCGCTCGGAGCGGTTATGGATGAGCAGCGGACGCGGGTAATTTAGATTCCGCGCCCGCAAAACCTCGTATTTTCCAACGGGATCTTCAAGGTTCCAGCCGCTTTGGGTCAGATACGTTTTCAGGTCGGACAGCATCCCGTGTCTGACCGTTAATCTGTTTTTCATCGGTTCCTCCGTTTAAAGGTTCTGGAATGTGGCGTCGAACATCACAACGCCGTTGGAGAGGTCGGAGTAGGGAATGCCCACCCAGACGGCCTGTCCGACAGTGAGACCGGAGAGGGACGAAGCGTAGGGCAGGTTTAGCACGGTATCGTCAAAGGGAAGCTGGACGGCCACGGTGCCGCCGCTGGGGGCCGCTTTTACGGTGGCTTTTTCCAGACGGAGACAGGAGCGGGTAGCGTCCGCCACTTTGGGCTGGAAGTAGTTGTTCCAGAGGCTATCAGCCAGCGCTTTCATTTCGGCGTTTGGATTACTCATGCAGTGCACCTCGTTATTCCGCGCCGGTCAGACGGGCCTCCACCAGCTCCATTCCACGGCTTTCCAGATAGGAGATCAGGAGCAGGCGGGCGGCTTCCTCGCTTTCGGCGTCCACGGTATGATCGAACATCCGCAGCTCTCCCGCCTTGGTCTCGGCGGTGACGCTGAAGGCGAAGTCCAGGCGGGTGACATTGGTTTTCAGGTTCATGTGGTTTCCTCCGTGATCCAGATTTCAGAGACGGTAAAGGTGAAGCAGATACCCCGGTCCGTTTTGTCGGTCTGCACAGTGTCGCACTGGCAGAACAGGAAGGAGAGGGCCTGCCGGATGGTGGAATTAAGGACCACAAGGGGAGTGGGAAATTCCAGCGCAACGGAGGCGTTCTCCCGGTTCTCATGAGGCGGCTGGTCCAGCAAGCGGACCTGGGGGACCAGACGGTCGATCTTCCCGGCGGCCTCCCGCAGGGCGTTGTATCGGTTCATGGCGGTGGGGTTCATGATCTTCATTGTAAAATTCTCCTTTACCGTTAGGCGTGTAATTCCTTTTTGTGAGAAAATTATAGGCGTTTTCGCATGGAATGTCGAGTTAAAAAAGGGGGAACTTTTTCCAAAACGGAAACCGTTCCCCCTTTTTCGGTATGAGTATGGTCTTGATTAAAATTCTTGCGCTGACGGCCCCACAAGCGGCCTGAGAGATAAGAGAGAGGCGAGGGGCTGAAAACTGCCCCACGAAACTCAAGGGGCGCTTACAGGGCTTCTGTGGGCAATTTACGAAATGGGGGTATCAGCCGTTCAGGGCGTCCTTCAGGGGCTTTGCGGGGCGGAACACCGCAACCGTCTTGGCGGGAAATTCCTTTTCCTCGCCAGTACGGGGGTCTTTCCCCACCCGTGCTTCCCGGTGCTTCACGGCAAACTTGCCGAAGCCGGGGACTTTGACCTCGCTGCCGTTGAGCAGGGATTCCTCAATGACGGTGAACACGGTATCCATCATGATGGCGGTATCGTGCTTGGTGTGGCCGGAACGCTCCGCCACGGCGGCGATCAGTTCAGTCTTGTTCATGGGACATCCTCCTTTCCTAAAATTTCAATGGCAGGGATGGCTGGATTCGGACCAGCGCGTGAGGGAGTCAAAGTCCCTTGCCTTACCGCTTGGCTACACCCCTATGTTTGTCTGTCTTTCCAGACTGTCACCGCTGCGTGTCGGCTGCCTGCGGTTGGCCCCCATAGGTACACGTTTCTGTTGCCCTGCTGCGCCCATCTCCGGGCAACCCGTTTGTGAGTGTACTTCTCACGGCGCTGGATGTGGTGCAGACGGCGGGACTTGAACCTGCATCGATCCCCATTTCGGGGGTGCTCTACCGACTGAGCTACGTCTGCATATAGGTGCCGGTCTTTCCCGGCTGTCAAATCCTATCCGTGTGCCGCTTTAGCCAGAGGATCATAGGCGCAATTACATCATCGACACTTGAGGGGCTTACTTCAGGACTTCGCATCACCCATCCGACTATCCCGCTAAAACGCTGTTCACTTGCGGTGTCCACGGAAAATTGGTGCAGACGGTTGGAGATGCCCACAACTCCCCACGTGATCGTCCGCGGCTTGGACGTCTGCATATAGATGCCGGTCTTTCCCGGCTGTCAGGTTGCTCAAGTGTCTCTGAGAAAACCATCCCGATAGCGGCTGTATCAACCCGCCGACTCCACTGCCAGATGTGGAGGTTTCATTCCCACTACGGTTTATAGAGTAACCACCTCTTATGTGGGCGGGCATGGTGCAGACGGCCGGAGAGGCCCCCGGCTCCCGGTGGAAAGGACAGAAGTACCGGTTGGACGTCTGCGTGATCCCGCCTTGTTTGCGCCATGGCGGGTGATGTGGCGGCCCGTCTTTCCGGGCTGTCATACACATTCAGGAGGCTTTGCGATCCATACAGGGCGCTGCTCGTGCACCCTTGGAGCGGATAATGGGAATCGAACCCACCTTCGCGGCTTGGGAAGCCGCCGTTCTGCCGATGAACTATATCCGCATTGCTGCCCTGCCGGAATTTCACCGGGGCACCGCTCCGAGAACGGCGAGCGTGTACTTACGGGCCACGCTTGGAAGGTAGGAGAATACTACGTGCGGCATTCGCGCCGCTGGTGAGCGAAACCGGAGTTGAACCGGGGGAACAGAGGATAACCCTAACACTCTGCTCACGCGGGAGATTAGTCCGCGTTCGTGACCGCACGATTTTCGCCCATGCTGTTTTGGAGTTTGGCGGCTGCCGTTGGGTAGGCCGGCAGCCGCCGTGCGTGAGGGAAGATAGAAAGATGGAAAGTAAGGGCGGCGTCTATCTCGCCCTTGATTTTATTATACGATACCCCTCCAAGGGGGTTTTTGACATTTAGGGATTCTGGGGCTAAATCTGGGGCGGTTCCTTTCATAGATCGGAGGACGGAAGGGCGGCGAGGGCAATGTCCCCGGCGGAGATCAGCATAGACGGATCAGACAATACGGACTCGTAAGCTGCTTCGCCCTGAAACTCGTCGATCACTGCCTGTTCCTCCGGTGTCATGTCCTGATAATGCTTCTTTCCATAGACAGGGGGAAGCCAGTTTTTGTGCTGACCGGCAAAGATATTCAGGCGGTCAATGATACGAACTGCGTTAGGCTTGAACTTGATATGGCAGGTTCCTTTCTTATAGAAAACGCAGTCAAAATAGGTGAAGGACGCCTTATTGCTGTTGACGCCATTTGCGCGAAGAATGGCCACATCTACCGGGATATGGCAGTAAGTTTCGCCACGGTCCAGATAGTTCATAGCGCGCTCCAAGTCGGAGATCATGGAATTGACCCGGTACGTGTCCAGCTTTTCGTCGCGCCAGGAGTCGGCATAGCAGCCGGAAGCAGGAACGATCACCTTCATGCCGATTTTGTGGGCCTTGTTGGTGGCCCAGCCATTGTAATAATGGATGTTGTTGGCACACTCAGGATACCAGGCGTGTTTCGCCGTGAAGGTCTCAAATAGATTCAGAATGGATTCTTCCACGCCTTGTGTAAGCTGGTGGGCGATCTCGCGCATGACGGTTTCGATATTGTACCGGCTAAAGTCATAGGCGGAGAGGGTTTCAATTTTTTCCTGATAGTCCTGCTGCATGGCGGAGGTCATTTTTCCAGTGAGTTCCGGGCGGGACAGCAGAGTACGCCAATACTTTCCGCGAAGTGCCCGGAGATAGACGTTAGGAAGTCCAGCGTCATTTCCGCGCCCCCTTTCCGAGCAAGTGAGTTCCAGGAGCGGCTTTTCATAGGTGGTGCTGCCATTCATCAGGTAGGGACGGAGACCTTGATATTCCCGGATCAGCTTATTCCCCAGTTCTGCCTCAAACTGGAACCCATCAATCATGTTTTGCAGCCAGTCGGCAGACGCCAAGGCGGTTGGGCCATCCGCAGCGGTGTATGTTTCTTCACGAGAACGCTTTAAATGCTCAAAAATATCGGACTCCGGCTTTGGGTAGGGAATGTCAACGAAGATCATGGCGATTTCCACATTGGTTTTCCGCTGGGCGTGGGCAAACGCATTTTCGATAAATTCGATTTTTGCATTGTACTCTGAGAGCTTCTGACGCAGGACCTTTCGGCGGTTGGTGTAGGGGTTTCGGATGGTTTCCGCATTCAACAGACAAACAATCTGGCCGCCGCGCTCCATAAGTGACAAGGCTTTGAGCAGGTGTTCATCTCCGTTCTCAAAGGGCGGGTTCATGAGGATCAGGTCATACTGCTTGAATGTATGGAAGGTCAGGAAATCATCTGAGACCACGGGATAGCCTTTGCCCTTCAGGATAAGGGCAAGATCAGGGTCAATCTCTACGCAGTCGATATACGGTTCCCGCTTGTCTACGCAGACCTTCCGGTCATTGTGGTAATCCTCGACGAATTTCCGGGCGGCATCCGCCAAATCACCCTTTCCGGCTGACGGCTCCAAAATCGCGGTAACATCCTTCCAGCGGACGCCTGCCAGCATCCGCCCAGCCAGCTTGGAGGGCGTGGGGTAAAAGCCGGTGTCGGAAAACTGAGGGAGACGCTTCACATCCTGCCCGGTGGTCCTCTGGGAAACCTCAGTGAGGTGCTGTTCACCCCACTGCCGGATCAGCTTTTTGGCTCCGGCAATGGTGGCGGCGCGCCCTAAAAACTCCGAGCGCTCACGCTCCCATGTAATACCGACGCAATATTGCGGCTTCCCCATATTTTCTGTTTTCGTGATTCTGGCGATTTCAACGCCATCAACAAGCGCACAGAGTTCTTTCTCGCCGTAACGATTTTGCGTTTCCAGATATGCGATCATAAAGATGTCCTTTCCTGCGCCGCTGTTCAGGCGGCGGCTTCGGTGGCCTTGCGGATGGGGCAGAGAATGCCTTCACCGTCGGCGGACCGGAAATAGATGGGGGTGATATAGGGCTTCTGTTCAGAGGTGAACGCTTCGCCGTCCGGGAACAGCTGAAGAAAGTCGATCAGATAGTTGGCATCGACACTGGGGAGGCCGGGGCCGAAATCATAACTGGCTTTGAAGGTCTCGCCCTTGCGGTGGCGCTTAGCGGCCCATTCCGCGCGGTCCGTTTTGATTTGCGCCCGAACCTTTGTCACAGTGGGAAGGGTGAGGCGCAGGGTGTTCTTGCGGATGGGGGCGATGATCTGCGCCAGGTTGAACCGGAAACCGTCGGCGCTGAGTTCCGGCGCGGCGGTCAGCTCCATGGGGCTGTTCAGGCGGAAGCCGCGATACCCGTCGCAGACGCACTGCTTGCCTTCCTCGTCGATCCAGAAGCCCTGTGAAGCGGGGCGGGTGCTGTTCTTAGCCACGGCTGCGTCGCAGATGCGGCGGGCGGCGAAAAAGGCGGAGCGGCGCCCAGACTTTGTGGCGGCTTCCTCCACCAACGTGCGGCGGAGATCCTGTTCTAAGAAATACAGCTGGGGGATGGGGCCGACGGCGCTTTCCCATTCGTAGGGGTTCTTGCTGACGGCGGTATAAATGGCGGTTTCGTCCTCGTCCAGCGCGTGGACGATCTGCAAAACGCGGGTGAGGGCCTGTTCAGTGTTCAGCATGGCGATTCTCTCCTTTTCTGTTCAGATTTTGATTTTTTATATATGGCGCTCCAAGCGGCATTTTTGCCGGTCTACCATTTTTCGCCGATGTCAATATAGATGAGAACGCGCATGAGGTGGTAGACGATGGTCGAGACGCCAACGAAGATGAAAAAATTGGTCATGGGGGGGTTCCTTTCCAGGAAGGCGGTGCGCCTCCCCGGTTCCGTTGGTGGTTGGTGTTCGTGGTGTTCAGTCGGATTTTCTGAGTGTTTCTATCTTTTTTACCAAATTTTCAATGGTGAATGTACCTCGCAGCGGCCTTTCTAACTCCGCATGGCGGTAAAGGACAGAAAATATGCACAACTCGCCGCCTTGTTTTTTCTCAATTTTGTAATAGCGAACACCGGCGTCTTTTTCAAAGAATTTTCTCATTTCTGGCGCAGTGGCTTTAATTTTAATATAGCTTTCCATGTTAGGCGTCTCCTTTTTTGCGTGTATTTCAGGTGGATTTTCGGGCGGCGGTCTTGCGTACTGGCAAGAGGCCTCCGAAGCCGTCCTCGCTTCCGGGCGGTTTTGTGTTGTTGTTCAGGCGTATAGGATTTTCGAGGTGCCGGGGACGCGGCACTGGATCGAACAATCCGGGGCGTTCTTTTTATTCAGGTCGATCCATGACTTCACGGCGGGGAGAAGATCGTCATTGTAGACGGGCGCATAAACCAGGCGGTTAAACAGCTCGCCGGTGTTCAGGCTCATGGGCTTATGCTGTTTGTCCCTGGGGCCTTTGAAGTAAACCATAAACATTGGGTTGTCCTTTCATGCCCTCGTACCTCCGGGGCGGGCTGTTCAGTTCTTAATTTCATTGTAGCAGGGTGTGCCAAGGGGGTTTTTTCCGCTGTTCAGGCAAGGCGGAGGACCTGACGGGCGGCGCGTTCGGCGTTGTCGGTGAGCTGGCGCTGCCATGCCTGATTTTTAGGAGACCAGCGGAAGCCGTTTTGCTTCAAAGCGGCGCGGGTGTCGGCGTCGGGGATGGCGTCAAAGAGGATTTGGAGTCTGTTCAGGTCAATATTGCGGACGATCTGGCCACCGTCAAAGGCGGTGCCGGTCTGAGACTCGGCGGCCTGCTGTTCTCTGCGGTCAAGCTCCGCAAGGCGCTGTTCTGTCCGCTCGATCTTGCCCCGGATGCTGGACAACTCGTAAGCGGGGAAGGGGGATCCGTACAGAGAGATGGGGGAGCCGTCACCGGAGGCGAACACGCCGGGACGGGTCAGCCATGCGCGGTTTTTCTCGCTGAGACCGGGGCAGCCTTCCAGCGTTTTGTGCTTGCGATAATAGGCGTTGGCGGTTTTGGCGTCCTCCAACATCTGGCGTTGGCTGTTCAGACGCTCGGTGAGCATTTCGCGGGCGTGGGGGTCTGCCAGATCCACCGGGCCGGTGCCGACGCTGCGGATCTTGTCCAGAATCGCCTCAATCTGCCGGTATTCCTCCCACAGCGAGTCCTCGCGGGACATTTGGCGGTTGTGCTTGCGCATATTGAAGTTGCCCGCCCCGGCGATAAACTGGCTGGGATAGCTGGCCTGGTTGCGGTTGTAATCGTTCGTCCACTGGGCAAGGCGGCGGGCGTAGCTGTTCAGCAGGGCGTCCAGCTTGTCATGATAAAAGGCGCTGACGCGGGCCTTCTGCTGTTCTACCATTTGGGTGGCCTTGTTCACGGCATTTCGATAACTGGCCGTGGCGCTGCCGGGTTTGTAGTCGCTCATGTGGATGCAATAGTGGGCGTTCCGGGCGGTTTCCTCGTCGATGGAACCATAAGGCGGGACCGTTTCAGGCCGATTTTCCGGGGTGGGCTGTTCTGCCTGTTCTGCAGTGGTGGCCTCCGGCTGTTCTGTGGGCGCTTCTGCGCCTGCGCCGGTGGCGGGGGTCTGCTGTTCGGGCTGCTGGGTGGTGGTGCTGGGCTGTGCGGTGGCGGCGGTGGGCTGTTCAGCCCGGAGACCGTCAGCAACGGAGCGGTAAAAGGCTTGCGTTTCTTTCGTATCCTTGACGGTCTGGCAGTCCTCGCCAAAGTCCCATGTATAGCGCTTGATCGTCACGTCCAGGCTGTCCGCCTCGCTTGCAAAATAGGCGGCAATGTGTTCTGTGTGGGGGAAGGTCTTGATTTCGATTTCCGCGTGCTCCTGGTTCCACTGGTTCGCGGCGGCCCGCTTGTCCCGGCTGTTCACAAAGGCGTGAATGGGCCAGAAGCAAATATTATCTTTTGCGGTGCTCAACTCGCCGTTGCGCTTGATGCGCCGGAGGCAGTGATCCCGGCCGCTCCAATTCGGATCGCCGGGGGTGTGCTCGACGAAATAAAGGCCGTTGTCATTCTTGAAGTATGCGCCGGTGATCTCCACCACGTCGCCGGTTTTCATGGTGCGGTTGTTCTTGTCAGTCATAGTAAAATCCTCCTAAAATGTGTTTTGAATGTGTAGATTTTGGCTTTCTGGGGTGCCGTCGCTTTTATCGGTGCGGCGGCTCCAAGGTGTCCGGGGGTGCTGTTCAGGCGTAAACTTTGCCGTTGGCGCCGGTCTGGTAGCGCTTGAAGATCATAACCGGGTCCTTCAGCAGGGCGGCGGCGTCCTCGATATAGGAAGCGGAAAAGCAGCCGTATTTACTGCGGGTGATCTTGACTTTCTCGTCCTCCTTCAGGGTTTCATGTGTGGCGGTTTCCGGCAGCTCCTGCCAGCCGTTGAAGATCAGCAGGGAGGACGAACCGCAAAACAGCCGGCCGCGGGTGGAGCGCTTGCGGTATGGGGTGTAGGTCAGGCGCACGGCGTCGGCGTGCTGGGCGTAAGTGGTGAGGGTGTAGCCGTGAAAGGTGATTTTCTCCGCAATGGGGAAACCGAACTCGGAGAGATATACAAGGGTATATTTCCGGCCCGGAACCAGTCCGGCGGCGTCCACAGCTTTTTGCAGGGGTTCGGCGTACTGCTGGACCATGGAATGAAACGCGGTCAGCGCGGCGGCCTCCGTTGTAACGGTGGTGTGGTTCAGCTCGTCGCCGTTCTCGATGAGGGCGGCCACCTCGATTTGACCGCCCAGGGGCCGCAGGTCCGCGGCGTTGATGATGACTTTCCGGCGGAGGGTGTAGCCGCCGCCGATCTCGGCATGATAAAGACTGTTAAACATGGGGCGTTACCTCCTGGTTTCGTTATCGAGGGCGGCCAGTGCGGCGGCCATGCCCTGCTCAAAAATGCGGGTGTTCTCTGCGCTGGACTTTGAAAGATCGTTGGAGTAGTTGCAGGCGGGCCAGAGCGGGCAGGCACACGCGCCGCGGCCGGGGTTGTAGTGCTGATTGCAAATGGTTTCGAGGCGTTCGCCGGTCTCGGCGGGAATGTAAAGCCATGACATTTTGCGATCCTCCTTTCAGCGGGTGGGGCTGTTCTGGTGAAGCAGGTCGGAGACGGTGCAGCCCCGGAGCCGGTGCGCCTCGATATAGGCGGGACGCTGGGCCGTCGGAATGGCGGGTAGGTTGTCCAGCAGGTAGGAAACGAACCGGGCAGCCTGTTCACGGTCTACCGGCTGCCAGCCGGAAAAATGGTTGTAAATTTCGATTTTCATGGGGGTTCCTCCTTCTTTGTTCAGATAAGGCCGTTTTCCCGGAACTCCCGCAGGAGACCGAAACGGCGGGCCAGCCGTTCCAGACGGTCGGCAATCTCTGCGACTTCTTCCCAGCTTTGCGCCTGTTCGGCGGCTTTCTGCTGGGCCATGATCGCCGCATCACGGGCGGCGGCTTTGCGGGTTTTATAAGTGGTCATTTTGTGATCCTCCTTGATTTTGATTTAGCGGCGGGCCTCGATGAGATCCACCACGCGGAACATCAGGCGGGCAAAGGTGCCAGCGCCCAGAACGAGGATAAAAAGGTGAAAGCTCATGATCTCGGCCTCCTGTCGGTGTGTTGTATGCTTCACTTGTTAAGTATATTATAGCACTTAACAAGTGAAAAGCAATCGGCAAAAGTTACAACTTATTAAGTGAATTTTTGTACGCTTTATTCACTTGTTAAAAACACTTGACAAGTGATATTATGATAGTAAATAGGGGGTGATAGCTACGGCACCGCAAAAATACACGGAAGCGCGCAAACTCGGCAATAGAAAGTGGGACGCGGAAAACCTGGACCGGATTTCTATTGCACTGCCTAAAGGCGCAAAAGATACGATCAAGACCCACGCGGCCGCCATGGGGGAAAGTGTAAACGCATTTTTCAACCGGGCAGCGCTGGAACAGATCAAGCGGGATCGGGGCAGCAAAAAAACGGAAGCAGCCACAGAAACAGAATAAAAAAGCAGCGGCCCGGAGGTTTTCCGGGTCGCTGTTCTGCGTTGTGGGTATCAAGTGTTATACTTTGCCAGCGCGTCAGAGATCGCGCGATTTACAAAAGAGTTTACCGTTTCCCCCAGGGAGGCGGCGCAAGTCTTTATAACGGCTTTTTGCCCTTTCGGTAAAACAAGATCCATTCTGTCATAAGTCTTTTTTACATACTTGCGAACGGCGGCTTGCTGGGCCTTTGTGGTTTTGGTTTTCCGGGCTATATAATCGTTGATGTTTTCGGCGGTTCCGTCGTCCATAGCTTCCGCAGCGGCAAGGCTGGCCGCAGCTCCCCGGGTGAGATTTTCGGCGGGCTGGGCGTCAATTTCTGCCAGTCGTGCGCGTAATGCTTCGTTCATGTTATATGCTCCTTTCAATGCCTCCATACGATTGTTTATGCTGCTTTTTCTGCTTCTTTATTCGGCTTCTGGTTCTGCTTTAGTATATGTCTCCACGTGTATTGATCTCTTTTACAGTAACGGTTTCTTTTTCCGTGTCAATCTGAAAAATTGCCCGGTAATGATAGATTTTCAACCGGTACATGTGAGAGCCAGCCCCCCGCAATGGGACAATATCGCCGGAAAGGGTTGATAATCCGGCCACCGCCGCCGCTACCCGGCCCCGTTCAGGCTCCGGGAGCTTGTCTAAATATTTTTGCGGCTGCTTCTTGATGATAACCGTTAGCCCGTCCACGTTTCCGCCTCCTTTACTGTCGATATTTTACCACCCTATATATAATTCTGTAAATATACAATTTGCACAGTATAATTACAGAATTATTGGTTATTTTGACCCTTGATATAATTACAGAATTATATATAATAGAATCATAAAGAACAGGACAACACCACGGAGGCCGACAGGCCAGAGGGGCACCGCCCCGGAAAGGATCACAAAATGGATTACAGCAAAATGAGCATGGACAAGCTCCGCGAGCTGATCGCCTGGGCCGATGACCGGGCAGCATACCGGAGGGCCTGCGGGACGATCTCCGGCACGGCATACGCCGAGGACGAAACCGCAGTAAGGGCAGTACTCGCAGAAATCAACCGCCGCACACGGGCGACCGCATAAGGAAGAGGAGGAACACGAAATGAAAAAGAGCTTTTTCGACACGATCCCCGGCGTTGTCCGCCTGGACTCCCGCGTCGCTATCTACGTGCCCAGCACCACCGAAACCGACCACCCCACCGACAACCGGCAGCAGGTGGAGGAAGTCGCCGCGAAACTGTCCGCCATGTTTGGCGGAGCCACCGCCACCGAGGCCCGCGGCTACTGGGTGAGCCAGTCGGCCGGACTCGTGGGCGAGGCCGTCACCATCGTTTACAGCAACGCCGCAGCCGAGGACATCGAGCGCCACGGCGCCGAGATCGTCGCTATTTGCCGGAAGATCAAACGCGAGATGAAACAAGAGGCCGTCAGCCTTGAGATCAACGGCGAACTGTTTCTTGTATGATCTCCGCCGCCCCCTATACCATACACCACAGCCCGCAGGGAATGCCCCCGCGGGCTTTTCTCGTGCCCTCTGAGCAATACCGCCCAGCACCGCACCACAGACCCACGCCGCGCAGCCGCTTGCACCCTGGGCCATGCCAGAGGGCCATTTTTAACCCCTATGCGCGCGGGCGCGTTTATTGCGGGCGCGGTCTATTAGAGTATACCAAAATGTACCCACGCAGGGCCTCAAACGCTTTACCACAATGAAGAAAAGCGCGGAGCACTCCCGCAGGCCCGGAAGCAATGGACAAGGGGAAAAGGGGAAGGGGTGGAGGAGTCACCGCCGGCGGTCTGTTCCGGCGGATTGCATCGGCCAGACCTCCACGGTCACCGCCGACCATGCCAGACCGGGAACCGTCAGCGGACCAGCCGCCGACCATCGGAGGACGGCCACCACCACCGACACCGAGGGCCAGAGAACCGACCGCGGCCCCGGCTCCCGCCGCCTTTCGTCAGGTTGCACAAGGGCGGCATGGGCTGTTGTTGCATTTACCACCAAAAAAGGCGGTAACTGTTGCCCTAATTGCTTATTATGGCAACAGTTTAGGTATTTGCAACAGGTTTTGACCCTTTTCGAGACCCGCCCAGCGGCCCCGCCTCCGCTCCAATGGCACCGGCTGACCAGCTGACCAGCTGACCACGGCCCCGGCGGGGTGGGGGGGTGGTTTACAGACCTGGACACCGGATCGGCGCAGAATCTCTCCACAACTCTTCCCCCTCCCCCCATGTTCTCATCCCCGTCGCCCTTCCTCCCCCTTTAAGGGGGGGGTGGTTTAGAAAACCGGGGGCAAAAAACGAAAAAGTCAAAAAGGGGTCCAAAAAAATTTTTATAAAAACGCTTCGCTTATGTGGGGAATACGTACTTAGGTTGCGCGGCGCGGGCGGGGCGCAGGCGGTCGGTAGGTGACGTGCTGGTAGGCGGTAGGTGAAGCGGGTGTGCAAAAACCCTATTGGAGGGGGTTGCTATGCTAAAGATAGGAGAACTTTGGTGAAGCCATGGCAATGGAGGTGAGCGTGAATGCCAAGCGGGAGTTCTGAGCGCTGTGTGTCATTGTTTGAGTTTTGGGGAGACAAGAGCCAGTATGCGGCGTGGCTGCAAGGGGAGTTTGCTGAAGAAGCGGATTTCCATGCCCATACGCTAAACGCCTTGCGGGTGGCGATGGACGAAGAACTGACGGATACACAGAGGAAGTATATGGAGATGTTTTTCGTCTATGGCATGAGCATGAAGGATATCGGTCAAGAGTTGGGGGTAGCCAAGGCAACAGTCAGCAGGACGATCAATTGTGGGCTGGATAGACTGTACCATGTCCTCCGCTACGCGAACCCCCGATACCTGACCTTTCCGAAAAGCCGCACGGCAGCATCTCTAAAGAAGGGGCGCAAGCAGCGGGAGAAAAGGTTTTAGACTGAGACGAGAGATATTGTGCCAAAAACAGGGGGTGTATGTATGGCATATAAGCGGAAATACAAACAGGGGGCGCGGGTCAAGAGCATTGAGGACTTTCTGCGTCCCCCGGAGACGCAGTATTTTTTCTGGCATGGGAGGACGGTTCATAAGCAAGTCTTTATGCACTGGCAGCTTGATACGCTTATCAGGACTATCAGCGGAGGATACCTTTACTTTGCGGATAAGAACGTTCCGGCTGACGGAGATGCGAAATGAGCTGTTATGGGTGTGTCTGCAACAACTGTCTCTATAACTGCGAGTTATTCAGCGCATACTTCACGCCGGGGGAGATCAAGGACGTGGAGGACGTCTGCTATTGCTGTGATGAGTGCAAGTGGTTCGATGGGGACTATACGAAGCGGAGCCAATGGCGAAAATCGTGTGAAAAATTTCGCCTACCGGCGAAGTATAAAGAGCATCTGGAACAGATGAAGCAGAAGGAGGCTCGTGCGGCGGTCAAGCGCCGAGGGGCATTTACCGTGATCAAGGGAGGGAAACGAGATTGAACGTAGCCTATAACATGGACTGCATGGAGTATATGCGGACGCTGCAGGACAAGGCGTTTGACCTGGCTGTGGTAGACCCTCCTTATGGAATCGGAGAAGATGGCGGTAAGGATCGGAGCCGCTATGTAACACAGAAGAATGGAGCACGGATTTATGTCAAGGATGGCGGCTACGAAAAGACCGGCTTTGACCGTTTCCCTGCGGATGAGCGGTACTTTGCGGAGCTTTTCCGGGGCAGCAAGAATCAGATCATCTGGGGAGCAAACTATTTTGTCCTTCCTCGCGGCGGAGCAATCGTGTGGGACAAGTGTAATGACGGTGCAGACCAGTCCGGTGCTGAGATTGCGTTTAACTCTTTGAATTTGAGAACCGACATATTCCGGTTTATGTGGCGCGGCATGATGCAGGGAAAGAGTGTTGCAGAGGGGACAGTCCAGCAGGGGAATAAGTCGCTGAACGAGAAGCGCATCCACCCGACGCAGAAACCGGTGGCGTTATACACATGGATTTTGCAGAAGTACGCAAAGCCGGGAGACAAGATACTGGACACCCACTTAGGCAGCGGCAGCAGCCGCATAGCCGCCTATGATCTTGGCTTTGATTTTGTTGGGTGTGAGATCGACCCTCACTATTTTCAGGCGCAGGAAAAGCGCTTTGCGGAACACACGGCGCAGATCAGTTTGTTTACGGGAGGTTGAATATGGATAGCTTGAATGCAAGCCGGATAACTGGCGGGAACAGTGCGTATGGGCGGAGTCAGTCAGACTTCTATCCCACCCCGCCGGATGTAACGGTGGCGCTTATGCGCTTTTTGAATCTTCCGCGTACAACGTCCGTGTGGGAACCGGCAACGGGAGAGGGCGATATGGCCGGGGTGCTTCAGACGTACTTTGAGACCGTCTATACAACGGACATTCTGGATGGGACGGACTTCTTGAAGTCCAGCATTGACGCAGCTGATTGGATTATCACGAACCCGCCTTTTTCGCTGGCGGAGGCGTTTATCCGCAGGGCGGCGGAGCTGGGCAAGCCTTTTGCGTTCCTGCTCAAGTCGCAGTATTGGAACGCAACGTGCCGGCGGAAGCTGTTTGACGAAATCCCGCCCAGTTACATTCTGCCGCTGACGTGGCGCCCGGATTTCTTTTTCAAGAAGCGGATGCCCGGAGAGAAGGGAAGTCCGCTGATGGACGTGATGTGGTGCGTATGGCTGACGCCCTGGAAGAATGATATTCAGACGGTGTACCGTCCGCTGACGCGGCCGGAGATGGGAGCGGGAAATAAAAATGGCTAAACTGGCGATTCTGTTATTTATTCCGATCTGCCTTTGCGGGTGGGCCTGTTACGGCATCTGTAAAGACTGGGACAAGGGCGCACTGGCGGTCCTGATGCTGCTGCTGACCGGTGCGACGTTCCAGTGCGGGTTTGCTTTGTGCCAGATGATTTTTTTGAATTAAAGGAATTGGAGGTAAAAAGGATGGCCACTATTACTAAAGAAATTAAAGAGCTATCTAAAATAACAAGCGAAGAATGGAAAGAATGGACAATGACGGTATGGAATATCGCAAATATTAGCGATAGCGTTCATCCTGCGGTCTTTCCTGTCGAAATTCCCCATAGGCTCCTACGAATGTTTTCTTTTTGGGGAGAAACTATTCTTGACCCCTTTTCGGGGACCGGCACAACTGGCGAAGCGGCGTTAAGTAACGGCAGAAAGTATGTAGGTTTTGAAACAAACTCCACGTACTATGAGCGTTCAACCCAGCGGTTACTCGAAGTCATTCAAAATAAGAACATCGAAAATGCAAATGAGGCTTTTGTAATTCACAATCACAGTTGTCTGGATATGGCCTCCATTCCGGACAACAGTATCGGCGCCGTAATTACATCCCCTCCTTACTGGAACAAAGCAGACTATGGCGAGTACATTGGAAATATTGGTGGATTTGAATATTATGATGATTTCATTGACAGCATGGAAAGTGTTGTCAGAGAATGCTATCGTGTTCTTATGCCTGGTAGAAAGCTTTGTATTGTTACTGCAAATGTCAATCAAAATACTAAAGAATATGGGTTAGTGACAATCCCTATTGCATCGGATTTAACCAAAATTGCGCAGTCTGTTGGTTTCTCACTAATTAATCAAATTATTTGGAATAAGAATGGTACTGGCGGCAGATGGGGATCTTCAACTTCCCAGCGTCCTATATTCGGGAGCTATCCCTATCCTCCAAATTTTCTCTTTAAAAATGTAAATGAGTACATAATCATTGTGCAAAAGCCTGACCCCAAAAAGAAAAACAACTCTGCACCGTCGTACAGAGAGTTATTCCGCAATACCCCAAGATAAAAAAAGTACGCTACAATGTTTGGGGCCTTTGGCACGTTCGCAATTTGTGCAAGCATTTATACAATAATTTTACTGCTGAGTGGGGAGGGGCATTTGTGATGAAGTATGATTTTCGTGTTGGGGACTACGTTGAAGATGCTACTGGTCGGGTCGGTTATATCCAGTCCGTCTGCCAATGTGAGCAGTGCAAGGCGCGCGGTTTCTACGAACCTTTCGTCCTATATACGGACGGCAACGGCGATTACATCACAGCTTACGAGTATGAGAAAGGGTTTCCGGGTTACAAACGCATTGGCCAGTATACTTTTGCCCAGGCAGTTCAAGTTCCCCAGTCAGTGCAAGTTCCAAAGATCGACAAACTAATTTACACAGACGAAACAGCTATATTGTGGAAACTGAATGAGCTTGTGGATGCCGTCAATGAACTGCGTATGCGGGATGCAAAGGAGAGTAAGAATGGTTGAATACATCAGAGTTGTAAGCAAGCAGCGGCCCGCGAAGCGGGCGTTTGATATGCAGGTCGGGGCACACCTGCGTGTGTATATTGCCGGTAAGATCACTGGGGATGCGAACTACCGGGAGAAGTTCGCCAAGGCAGAGCAAGCCCTCACTGCCATGGGACATTGCGTCCTGAACCCGGCGAACCTCCCCTCCGGCATGGAGCAGGGCGATTATATGCGTATCTGCTTTTCCATGATCGACTGTGCGGACTGTGTGGTTTTGCTGCCAGACTGGCGTGAGAGTTCCGGGGCACGGTTAGAGCGGTCCTACGCCGAGAAAATCGGGAAAGAGGTTGTTGTGGCAGATCAGGGCAGGATCGATGAGTTTTTGGAAAAAATGGAGATGGGGAGATAAAAATGGGAGTGACAGTTTTATGCCGGAAAACCGGGCGGAGCATTGACCTTGGCTATTTTGGATTTAAGCGACTGAGGGATAAGGTTGCAGAGCTGTACGGCGGTGTATTTTGGGATCACTATCAGGGCATTGACAAAGCCCCCTTTATGGGAGAAGCACGGAAGCAGTATTTTGATGCCTTCGACAAAAGGACAGAGGAGCTAATCCGAGAGAAAAAGGTTTCTGTAAAAATAGTGGATTTTCTGCTTCAACCGGACGCTGGCGGTAGTATCCACTATGGGGCCTGCAAGGAGATCCTAAAGGTGATTGGAGACTATGATGATGAAATTCACTACGGCTACTCTGGAAGAAAAAACTGCGCCATGTTCCGGGATTTCAAGGCTATTTTGACAGATTGCGCAGTCCACAAATGCGATATGGTTTGGAGGTAATCAGATGGAGCGATTGACCTATTGGAACGAAGAATACGGGTGTTGGTCTTATCATTGCGGAAGCG